GTCAGCTGGGTCGTTTAATGGAGCGTCTTTAGCTGCTACATAACCAGTTGCTGTGCCACTTAATGGGATATAATTGCTGATCACAAAATCGTAATCGCTGTCTACGCTTGGTGAAGCGTAGAAATTAGGTGTACCTGTAGCATCGTTGACATTGTATTCAACAAATCCTGCGTCACCAAATAAACCGTTAGTATCGACAATTCTAAGTTCGCCACCTAGTTTGTGGTTGATGGTAATTTTTCCATCAATTACAGTTGCTTCTACATTAACAAGTCCAGAGTTATTAATAGCTTGGCGTAGTGTATTAGCATCAGCTGCTGTTCCTGCTGATGTAAACGACACTGTTACAGCACTTGATAAAGCAGCACTGTTAATTAAACTTTCTCTTAGGCTAAACGAATAGCTACCGCTAAATGTTCCAGTACCAATTGTATCTGATGTTACAGATGTTTGACCTTTGGTTCTTCTAGCAAATGTTTTAAAGCTAGCTGTTTGCGGTGTATTGTCGTAACCAGTATCTTCACTATAGTTATATTGAACATATAGTGTATCTTTCTCTATGCTAAGTCCACCAGCTGTTCTGTTAACACCGTAGATTGTTGATTGTGCGTTAGCATACAATGGAGCAGAGACTTCTAACCACGATTTAGCAGCACCGTTCCAACGCTTAACTCTCCAACGAGAACCAAGATTAGGATCAGTACTCTTAACCCAGATAGATCCAGATGGTCTTGGACCAGAAGCTGCTGTTTTCCACTGTGGTACTTGTGTATGAGGAGCAATGTTAAGTTCTGGACCATAATATGTTCCGGCTGCAATGCCAAACAACACCTGAACAGTTGCTGATCCGTTTTCTAAAACAATAGCATTACTGCCAGATGAATCTCCAACCATATCGTCAGTTGTGTCAGTGATAAACAAATTCACAAATCCGTTTACTGATGCTGCTTTAACACCTTGAATCAACGCATTGTTGATCAATGTAACCATATTAGTTACAGTTGTGTAAGCAGGTACGTTAATTTGGACACCGTTGATTAAGAATGTTGTTGATGTTGATTGAGATGAGTGTCCGTCATTTTCTGCGGAAAACGCTGGCCAAAACTTACGCCATTCTTTAGTACCAATTAACCGCCAAGAAATTGGCTCGCCAACTGTTGTATAATCTTTGCCTTTGTAGTACATTCTAATCACATCAGAAGCAGCAACTACAGCGTAGTCGCCAACACGCCCAACACCACTCGCTGGTGTTGTTCCGTCTAGGCTTTCTGTATCGTCTGCTGTGATAACAACCGGCACTTTATTTGTAAATTTCTGTCCTGCTAAACTGGCAGGAGCTGAATCCCACTCAAAAATACCCCAGTTTGTACTTTGAGTATCTAACCACCATTGGCCGTCTGTGGCCTCAGAACCAGGAACTTCTGATCTAGCACTTAGGTCGTCTAGGTTAACACCTGCTCTAACAATGTAAGCACTGTTAGCTGAACCTAAGAAACTATATGCGGCTTGTAGGCCGTATTCGTTTTGCTCGTCACCGTGTCTAGGTGCTCCTGAAATTGTTCGCTTAAATGATGGTACACCAAAGAAGTCAATAAGCTCTCTTTGGCTGGAAACTTTGTAAACTTTGCCTGCGTTGGAAGCTAATGTACCTTGTGCTGTACCTGTTCCACTGGCATTTGATTTGTTTTCTGCTGTAGCAATTACGATGAGGGGAGTTGTGCTGCTTTCAGCTGGTGTATAAAAACTCTCGTCAATTACCGTAACTTCTACGCCTGGTGATGTTAGTGCCATTCCGTTATCTCCTGATGGGTTGAACCTTGTATAATATTTATTCGCAGGATCAAAAAACACAGCGTTTAAACCATCAGAAAAGGGATGAAAAAGGTCCAATTCTTTTAAATATTAATATGAGACCACTGTGTAAATGCGGACAAAGACCCCGTGCTGTTAACTATAAAAAGAATGATAGAACATACTATCGCAAACTATGCGAAATATGTCTTTCCCACGGTTTAGGTCATAGAATACCACGCTGGGTTAGAGCAGGGTATAAAATGAAATTGCAATGTGAAAAATGCGGACACAAAAGCCCGCATCGAGAAGTGTTTAGAGTGTTTCACACAGACGGCAACTTAGATAATTGCCGACCTGCTAATTTAAAAACTATTTGCTGTAACTGTGCTAATGTGTTGGCCAAGGAAGGAATTGTCTGGCGGCAGGGCGATCTTATTGCCGACTACTAGTGTTTTGGCATTCTTATATAGGTCATCAATACTACCGTTGTTGTCAAGTATTAGATCAAAATCAGTACCTACCCAAGCAGTTTCGGAAGCATGAATCTTTAACTTTTTTAGTTCATTGGCTGCTACATTACTGCCGTTGTTGGCATCAATAGCTGTATCATACCAGTTAGGAAGATTACCACGCTGTACCCATACAATTTGGCCGCCTGCGTCTTTGATTGATTTAATTTCGTTAGGAAAACGGCAGTCGGAAATTACTACATTATCTTTACTATTGCGAAGTTTATTTTCTAAAGAAGCAATCCATATATCGTCATGGAAGCCTTTACGGCATACTTCTGTGCCCCAATACTGTAAGACCCATCTAGGAGTAAGTGTAGGCATAGCTAGTCGTTCTGCCCACCATGGATCCACTTGTTCACGCCATTCACGGGCTTCTTTTGTTCGCCCTTCTAGCATGGTACGATCCCATCCAAATACACTTGCCACAGCATCTTTAAGGGTGCTGGCGAAAGATTCTCTTCTAAATTCGTGAAAGTTAACTAGATAGTCAGCGATAGTATCTTTCCCGCTGCCAATAAATCCGCAAATACCTACAATCATAATATCCTCCAATTAAGAATATTATACATGAGTTGTAGTTTTAAATCAATATATTTTTAACCAATTACAAAAGTATAACCTGCGTTAGCATGGCCAGGTACGTAATTAACTAATTCAGCTGTTAAGCGATCAATATCTGCTTGGGCTTCTTGTTTGAGTGTGGCACCGTTCAACTGTGTGCCGCCCTGTGGGCCTGCTATTTGACCAAACTTTTCACGGGCCTGTCCTAGCATCATCTTACAGTTAGCCAAGGTGTAGTCTTTGATCCAAATGCCTGCGTAAGTGTCCACAAGCATAGCAACGTCTGGTCTAGTGTTGTAACACCATAACATAACTTCTTCGTCTGTTCTAGGTCTTTGGTGTATTGTAAGTTTATGACTCTGAGCATGCCAAGTAAATTGAATAAAACTACCAAACATTTTGCCTACCCGTTCTTGATAACCAGAAAATAATTCATAGGTTAACAATCCACCCATGTTAGTTGATGATAACAAATAGGTATTTGTATAGGCTAAATTAAACGGTTCAAAAACAGTACCGCCGTTTCCTCCACCGCTGCGTGAACCTATAGATCTTCTATAAATTTCACGTACTACTTGTATGTTGTCCGGTAAAATATATTCGTTTTGATCTTCTGACAATGTCAAAAAAGCAAACGACTCTTCTACTGAATTATCAGCACGTTGACGAAACACTGCTAAACTACGCTGTAACGCAGTTTCATAGTGTTGCGGGTCTAATTCAACATCAATCATGCCATCGCCCAGCATTAGACGGCAGTAATCAAAGACTTTTTGTTTTTCTTGGTCAAGTTGGCTCATGCTAGTATTTATCGTAGCGGTAAATATATGACTATGCCAAGATTAAGCCTTTATAAACCAGAACGCGGCAATGACTTTAAATTCATTGATAAAAACATCTGGGAAATGTTCCAAGTGGGCGGGACTGACGTCCTAGTCCACAAATACGTTGGACCCGGTGATTCTTCACCCGGAACAAGCACACCCACAACCCCTGTTTATACAGGCGGAATTCCAGAATTACACATTCAGGATCTGCTATTTTTAGAAAATAGAGATAGAAAATATGATCCGGATGTGTTCATTCTTAGAGGCGTATACAACATACAAGATTTAGATTTTAATCTATCGCAATTTGGATTATTTTTACAAAACGATACAATTTTTATCACATTCCACATTAACGATACTGTGGAAAAAATAGGAAGAAAACTAATTAGTGGCGATGTTATTGAACTGCCGCATCTTAAAGACTATCATGCTCTTAATGATCTTAAATTTGCTCTACGTAGATTTTATGTAATTGAAGAAGTGACTCGTGCTGCCGAAGGATTTTCGTCAACATGGTATCCGCATCTATACAGAGCTAAATGTACACCGCTAGTTGATAGTCAAGAATTTAAACAAATATTAGATGGCCTAGCAGATGACACTGGAGAAGATTCTAATACCACACTCCGAGATCTCATGAGTACTTACAATACTGAAATGAGAATTACCGAAGCAGTATTGGATCAAGCAGAAGTAGATGCTCCCAGAAGTGGATACGACACTTCGATGTATTATACAGTGCCAGTTGACGAAAACGGCAATGTAAAATTAGTTACTACTGACCTTGACAGTATTGAAGCTAGCAATGACGGTTCCGGTGTTGATGCCAGTGTTATTATTGCTACTCCGGTTAAAGATGGGTATCAAAGTTATCACGAAGATGCTGTTACGCCAAACGGTGCTCCGTTTACTAGTGGTATTAATTTTCCTACAAATCCAACAGAAGGTCAATTTTGCCTACGTACAGATTATTTTCCAAAGAGACTGTTTAGATTCAACGGCAATAGGTGGATCAAGTATGAAGATAATGTACGCATGACGATGAGCAATCTAGGAACTTCCGATACTGATTCAGGTGAAAGATTTGAAGGTAGAGATATCAAACAGAATCAGAAAGGAACATTTATTAACAACACCAACGAACGAATGATCGACGGTAAACTAGTTAAAGAAAAACAGAGCTTGAGCAAAGCACTAAAACCAAAGGCAGATGAATAATGGATTTTTTCTATGATGGTCAAATAAGACGATACGTTACACAGTTCATGAGAATCTTTATTGGTTTTAAGTTTCAATCCAATGACGGTTCTTTGAAACAAGTACCAGTAATGTACGGCGACCTAACCAAACAAGTTGCTCAAATTATCAAGGAAAACTCTGAGAATAAAATGGCCAGTGTGCCTAAAATTTCTTGCTATATTACAGGCCTAGAGCTTGATCGAACTCGATTGGCTGATGCTAGTTTTGTCAGCAAAATCAGTGTACGTGGCAGATCATACGAATCGTTTGACGATGTAACTGGTGAGCCAATCTATGATAATACTCAAGGTGGCGGGTATACTGTTGAAAGATTAATGCCGACACCGTTTAAATTAAGTATGCGAGCAGATGTTTGGACATCTAATACTGATCAAAAATTACAGTTACTCGAACAAATTTTAGTTTTATTCAACCCAAGTTTAGAAGTACAGACCACAGACAACTACATTGACTGGACTAGTTTAAGTGTTGTTGAACTAACAGCATCTAACTTTAGTTCTAGATCAATTCCTCAAGGCACCGAAACAGACATTGACATCTGTACATTAGATTTTGAATTGCCAATATATATTAGCCCGCCGGTAAAAGTTAAGAAACTTGGTGTGGTACAAAAAATTATTATGAATATGTTTGACGATGACGGTCAAATAAAACCGTTGTCTGAATTAGCATTTAACAGTCCTATTGATAATACAGATATTAAAACAACCTCAGTTGTAACAACTCCTGGAAACTTCGGAGTTTTAATGCTGTCATCTAAGACAGTTACTGGTGTAGAAACTGGATCGTATTATGTTAGTGCGTTAGATCCTAACGAAGCTATTGTAGAAAGTGGGTTAGATATTCCTAAGAAAACCGGTGCTGTGATCGATTGGAATAAAATAATTCCGCAGTACGGCAAGTATCGTCCGGGCATTAGTCGTATTAGATTCTTACAACCAAGCGGTTATGAATTAATAGGAACTTTTTCAGTTAACGAGGTCGATTCACAATTTCTTGTAGTAGATTTTGATACTGATTCTGAACCACAAACCGATTTAATTATTAATGCTATCATCAATCCACAGACATTTAATCCTCTAGCTACACGAGTAGCTGGTATAAAATATCTAATTTTAGAAGATATTGGTTCAACAAACAACACCGACGGTGCGGATGCTTGGAAGAATTCCAACTTATCAGACTTTGTTGCCGCAGCTAATTCTATTATTGAATGGAGCGGAACACAGTGGACAGTGATCTTTAATCCAGCAACCCAAACTGTAAGTCCGTATTATATTAAAAATCTTAAAACAGGTGTTCAATATAAGTGGGAAAACGATCAATGGCTCAAATCTTTTGAAGGCGAATACACTGCCGGATATTGGAGTTTTGATCTCGAAGGATGATACATACTAGCATGCAGAAACATGCCGGTATTCTTTTTATTTCCAAAAAATCTTCTAGGGTCTTATTGATCTTAGAAGACCTCAAATGGACTGTTCCCAGCTTTGCTAGAGAACATTCTGTGGTTAAGGATGCCCAGGCTATAATTCACGAATATTATGGTAAGGATGCTAGACTAGTTCCGGTTGAACTATACGTTAGTCAAGACAGCGGGTTTGAATTTTCAACTTATATATGTTTAGTAGACTCAGAATTTGTGCCATCTAATGATCAAACATTTTGTTGGACCACACTTAATACCCTGCCCAAAGGTATTCATACTGGATTAAAAACTACATTAACAAATAAAATTATTAAAACTAAAATAGATACAATTTTATTAATGGAGAATTCACAATGAAACTATCTATTACCAAGAGTAAAAATTTTATCAACGATTGCCGTAGATACGAAGAAATAATAAAACAGACAAAAAGTACTGAGATAGAAAATTTGTATAAACAATTTCTTTCTCAGGCAAATATGTTGGATTCTAGTGTTGAGTTTATTTCTTCTAATTTTTCTACACAGATTGAAGTAAGAAATAGATTAAAATCTCTAAGAGTTTCTTTAGAAAAAAAGATTATTGATCTAAAAGAAAAGACTCAACAGTCTTAAATTTATAATCCCCAATTAGTGTTAACAGTTTATCTATATTAGCACAAGTATATTTTTGATATTGTGTTAACAGATTTTGTGGAAAATCAATTTCTACAATTTGACTAGAATATTTTTTTGCTACAGCTTCTGCTATAGACAAAAATGATCTAGCAGTACCTGTGCCTAAATTAAAGATTCCATTAACCTTTTTATTCGAAGCTGATAATTTTATGTTTACTATATCGTCAACACAGATAAAGTCTCTTTGAAAATTTTCACTGTTTTTAAAAATTTGTATCTTTCCAGTGTTTAAAGCCTGTTGACTAAATTTAGTAATAGGGCTTGCTTGATCTTTCTTGTGAATTTCATTTTTTCCATAGACATTAAAATATCTCCAACCTTGAATGTTAGCATTGGGATAATCTAATAATGTAGAATACACATATTGATCAACTAACATCTTACTGGTAGCATACAATGACCCAGGGTTAAGAGGCTGTGATTCTACAAATGTGTTGCTGTCACCGTAGACTGATGCCGAACTAGCGTATGATAAAACAAAATTATTTCTCACAGCTTGGTCAACAAGCCAATAACTAGGCTGTAGATTGTATTGATCAATTTTATCTTGATCTCGTTCAGTGGTTGAAGATATCGCACCTTCGTGAAATACCACATCAACTTTTAACCAATGATTCCAAATGCCATAAAAATTCTGCGGAGATATAATTTCTGAAAATTTTAAATCCCTAAGATTGTTTTCTTTGTCTTTGTTTATGTCATCAACAATTAAAATATCACTAATAGACTGATCATTTAGACCTTTAACTATATTAGAACCTATTAATCCGGCACCGCCTGTGACTATAATCATACTAATGTAGTCTCCAACCATTGCTTACATTCCGACCAACTACGATATATGTGTGACTTTCCGCCAGCACGATTCCAATCTTCACAGTTGGATGTGCGATCATCTATAAGGATATCACCCGGCGAACATCGTACCCATTTATCATAACTATACGGTCCTAGAAATACAGGGATGTCTGGAAAATATTCGTGTGCCCAAAATACTTTATCTTGTGGTGCCCACGGCATGTCGTTGCCTTTAGGAATAGCACTTAAGAAAAATAATCCTGCGTTGTTGTTATCTCTATAATTTCTACACCACTCGACTAACTCGTATGCTCCTTCTTTCACTGGCAATTTACTATACATACGTTGATCATTTTTTAATTTTTGCCAAGTTGTATCTGGTAGCATATCGCCGTCTTTGAATAACGGTTCATTGAGGTATTCTCTAGCGTAGCCAAACCAATCTGCTACTACATCGTCCATGTCTAGATAGATATTCATTACTCTGCTTTCTTTTGACTATCGCCGGGAGCAAGTCTGTAATTGTCTTCTACAGAGTCTGCGGTACTTACCTCAAATATCATAGCACCGTCCGTCATCGCTTCTAACTGGTGCGGCTGTAGCGGAGGATTGTGCCATGTATCACCTTCGTTTAATTCTTGTTCATAAATTTTAGAATCTCTAGTATCAATCCAACGTAACTTAAATTTTCCAGAATTTACAAACCATGTTTCATCTTTTTTATTATGAAAGTGCATAGAAAATTTATTTCCAGCCTTTTCAAAAACTAAGATTTTTCCGCAATACTGATCGGTAGTAGCCCAAATAATTTCGTAACCCCAGCCCTTATCAACTTTACCTGTTAGTCTTTGTGTCATTTTATTTCCTCTAATCTTGGAGCATACACGCCCACGTGTTGTACTGTAATGCCGCTGGCTTTAATAGCAAACTTGATTGCGGCTTGTACGTATTCTTGTATTAAAAACTCATAGGCAAATGCCGCAAGGAATGTATCTCCAGCGCCAGTGACATCTGTAACATCGCCCACTATCTCTGCTGGAAAAACCCAGCCGTTCCATATTGCGCCCTGATCACCATGTGTAACAATTAGCCATTTATCTTCGGGTAGACTAGTCGCACGTTTATGCTCTAGTTTGTTAATCTTTACATAACATCCGTTGAATCTAGCTAGGTCTGTTTTCTTTGTGTCGATAAAGATTGGACCTTTAAATCTACTACGCAAGTCCTCAACTAGTTCATAAGTGACTGCGCCTTTGTTATAGTCACTGATCACAATAGCATCATATGGCGGCAGTTCACTATCAATTGTAATAGGATCGCTAGCTGTATCGTTGTCTATGCGAAGTAATTGTTGTTTACTACGTTGATCAATTATACGCTTCTTCTTGCTAGTAGTGCCGTGTAAGAATTGTACATCACATCCTAGTGCTTCTAAATTCTTACGCACATTGCCTGCCATGCCGTCTTTGACTATTTGATACTTAGGTTCAAATACAGGCACAGGCGCTTCTGGACTGATGCGATCAACGGTTCCGTAGACATAGGTGTCTACACAATCATCACCGATTAGTAATATCTTGAATAATTTTTGTTGTTGAATAGTCATCTAAAGTATCAAAAAATATAATTTTATCGCAGACAATCTCGCCGATAATTGGTTTACCCATGTAATCGCTGCCTTTGACCATTATATCACAGGCAGCAACCAAATTAATAAGTTCTACGTCAGTATTAAAAATCACAACTTCGTCAACAGCTTTTAAATTCTTAAGCATAAATGCTCTATAGCGTTGATTATTGATTGGACGCTTTGGTCCTTTAAGTTGTGTAACACGCTCATCAGAGTCGATTCCGATCATGAGGTGGTCGCCTAAACTCTTAGCATAGTTTAGGAGTTCAATATGTCCTGGGTGGAGAATATCAAAAGTACCGTTAACAAAAATCAGACTCATGCTGTAATTATACAGCATTGAGCCTGCTTGTCAACCTTTTAGGCTTGTGCTTCGCCCCAACGTATAATAAGGTTACCTGTGGTTGCTGCTCCTGTTACCTTATACACGTTAATAGCCAGTACGTCAGGACCATTTGGAAAGGTTCCTCTGCCGCCTAGGGTAGTATTAGTTAACTCTTTCAATTCCGAAAGATCCAAATTATCCGAACTGCCCGGTAAGCTGATGAATGAGAATACCTGTTCGCCCGGCAATGCAAACGGAGGTTGTCCAAATCTAAATGTAATTGTGTTGCCGCCTGCGACTACAGAACTTGATGTCTGTGTAAATGTCACAGTGTAGTAGTTAGTACCGCCAAATGTTCTCAGAGTAGTCACTGAAGCTACACGAGTACCAGCTGGATATTTGGCATCGTTTATCTCAGAACCCGAACCTGCTCCGTTGTTTGATACTAGGGTTTCCCAACTTGCTTGTGTAAGATACACAAAGTTAGTAAGACCAGTATTTTGAGACAGTGACAATGTAATTGTTGCGTTGGCATTCACTGCCTGTGCTGTGGTTCTACTCAAGAATAAAGTAAAATACGGAATAGTTGTAAATGTTACAGTAGCATCACCATTAATAGTTCCAATACAAGGATTGCTAAATGTCACTGCGTAATAGCCCGTAGAACCAAAAGTTCGTAGAGCACTGACACCGGTTATTGTAGTTCCTCCAGCAAACTTGGTAGGATCGTTGGTTGCTGTGCCATTTTGCGGAACATCTATTGGCAGTGCTGTCCAACTAGCTGCGGTAAACAGCAACGTGTTAGTAGTGGTTACTGCTCCGCCAAAACTAGTAGAAATTGCTGTGGCTGTCAGTGGTAGAGTATTTGATAACCCTTGATTCATTGTCACTGTGTAATATTGATTTCCTGCTGTTCCTTGAATTGCTGTTACTGCTGATACTGTAGTACCGGCTGGAAACGCAGAGGTAACTCTAAATCCAGTGATAGTTACAGGCTGTGTCATTGCTTCCCAACTTGCACTGGTGATGTTGAGAGTCGTTTGTCCTGCAACATAAGCAGTAGAAATCGTTCCGTTTTGAGTAGCTCCACTTGCTGTTGAACTGTATTGAACAAAATTGTTGCCTGCCCCTGTTACAATATGCGTTCCATTGTATGCGTTTGGTTGGGCATTAGTTACAGTAATTCTAGAATTGATAGGGAATGGTGTGTACCCAGGGTTATTAAAGAATAGTGTTGCTGTTACGCCGTTACCCTGTAGGAAAGTTGTATTAATCTGTCTATAAAACGTAGTCATTGACGAATTTAAAGTACTTCGTGTATTGGCCACAGGACTAGGACTTGCTACTACTGTACTAATGGTTGTACCGCTTTGAAATTTAGCATCTGATGCTGCTATAGAAAATCCTGTTGAAGCACCTGACGAGTTCCAACTTGCTTGCGTAGTATACACAAACGCAGATCCTGCTACCCTGTTAAAGGCAGCATTATTAGGTACAGTGATGCTTGCTGTAACAGTATTCAATGCTGTGGCGTTAGCAGTTATCTGACTAGCACCCCCAGCCCAGTTAATAGATCCGCCAGGAGCAACTTGAGCAAAACTTGGCTGTCCACCTGCTGCTAGCCCTGCCAATGAAGACCAAACAACATCGCTGGGATTTAATGGATAGTTTTGTGGATTTAGTACACCCTCAACAACGATACCACCACTGCCTGTGTCGGAAGTGATAGCGATGCCTTTTAGCAACAACTGAGCACGATTTAATAGTTCTCTGTCGCCTAGATCGCCTACTACTGCGTTTGAAACACTAGGAGCCAATCGTATTAAGAACGCTGTGGTTTTAACAGTGCTAATAGCAATACCGGTAGACGCATAGTTAAAAATGTAACCACGATCACTGTCAAATAATCCGTCTGTTAAGAACGCCGAACCCCAGTGGCTGATCAAAGGCGTTGTTGTGTTACTTAATAATATAACACCAGTGCCGTCAGTATGATCAGCTGCTACACCAGCAGTAAAGTTTCTGTTGGCGCCTGACAAGAACAGTTCTAACTGTGCTGATCGTGTACAACCAGTGAGTTTATTAAGAGTATCATCTTTTCCAGTGTATGAAATTAATTCGTTGTCAATGTACACTGTTCCAGTAGCTGGAAATGCTGACGAGTCGTCTAACATTAGTTCGTTTGTTGTGTTAGAAATATCACCCATTAATCTAGTCACAGCACCGTAATTGGATACTTCGTAACGAACAGGCAAGTTACCAGTTCGCATGTAAGCTTCGGTGTTGATGTTGCTGTTTCTCATACGATGAGCAAACACATAGTTACCGTCCGAACCTCTGAGCATGAAGTCAATAAAGCCAGCACCGTACCATGAATATTGAATACCAATCATCTGCATTTTTGTAATGTCTAGATCATATCCACTAGGTCCGTTCCCGTCTAATGTGTCTTTATTAAAATCCTGTTGTTTTACTCGAATCTCTGAAACCAAACTAATCTTAGCATTTGTTGCCGTGTTAACGCCGCGATAGTCTGGTGTAACTGACATAGAAGTTTGACTATCAACAAAAGTTACTACATGTGTCATTCCTCTGAGCACTACAGTATCGCCTGCTTTTAATTGATCTCTAAATCTAGAGTTAAGCCCAGTAATCCTATTTGATCCTGGTGTAATTGTCACGGTCCCTGCTAGTTGTTTTGTCGATGTTCTTTGAACAGCTGACAAAAACTGTCCGTCATATTCCCAAAATATTCCGTTTTGGTCATCAAATACTCCGGCACGTACCACAGCACCTTGCCAACTTACTGTTGACACTTGACAATTAAAACTCAATGAAGGTTTTCTTGAACCTACTCGCCTTGTAGCAATAACTCTAAATGTTCTTTCTGATACAATTTCATCAACTACAAAGTTGCCGTCATAGCCGCCTGTGGTTACACCTTCTAATCTAATAGTACAATTTTTTTGTAATCCGTGATCGTTGTCGCCTAGGGTAATTTCAATAGTAGATCCAACTTCAACACCTGTTGATATAATTGACAATACATCATAGCTTGGGGCAAACAACGCACCAGTGGTATACATAACGCCTTTACCAGACTGGTAACGAATATACTTTTTACTTTGACGAATTGCCTGAACGCCGTGCTGTGGACCACCTGTGCCTAGCTGTACGCCGCCGTCAAACGGTCTATGTGTAAAGAAGCTGTCTGGTCTTGGATAGATAGTAGCGGTAATTGGAGCACCTGTAATAATACCGGGAGCTCTGGCCTGGAAAGTAATAGTTGTTTTGGTTGGGATCTGTGTAGCGGTAAACGAACCGTTGGCTAACGCATGATTATTTGAACCATTGTCAGAAGTAACAACTACAATAAACGAACCGCCTGGTGGTATACCGTGCGGCTCTTGGAAAATAACCTGTAGTGTTGCTAATGATCCAAACCCTAATGTTGTTCCGCCAGCAAAAGAAGCTGTTGTAAATTCACTAACAGTCACTGAAGAATACAGTGCTAGGTTAATACCAGCAACTCCAGTACCCGTAACAGTTGCTGTGGCAACTTGACCGCCTAGATTAACTGTTGTAATTGATACTACCGCATCGTTGGTTACATTAACCCCGCCTAAACTACTGCCTAATATTCTAATTCGATTTCCTGGAATATAGCCAGTTCCACTGCTTGTGGCAATGATGTTTGTGTATCCGCTAGCAGTACGTGTTACCGTAAATTCTGCGCCGTTGCCCGAACTCGGAACAACTACTGTTGGCGCATTAGTAACTGTGGCTCTATCATCACCAGTGCCTGCGGTTGTGATCAACGATAAAATGCCAGGAGCATCGGCATTCGCAGTTACTCCTACTACAATTGACGCAGCAACAATTTCTCCGCTGCCGCCTACGTTATCAACTTGAATTTGAAGATCGTGACTAGGAGTATTTCCACCTAACTGTAGTCCATAGATAGTTACAATTTCATTTAAAGCGTATCCACTACCAGCAAATGCTACCACTAAACTGGTATACACAGCACCCGACCTTGTAACATTAAACTGTGCCGACGATCCTGAGCCCGATGTTGTATCTTGTAGCAAACCTGTAAATACGGCCGATGTTCTAGTTACTGTTACAGTAACATCATTGGCTGGACTGGTATTATTTGCGAATACAGTTCCAAGAATTAAAAATTCAGTGCCTATGATATATCCAGAACCAGCAGTGTTAATCGATGAAGAAAAGCCAGTGCCTGTTCTTGTAACATCAAACACCGCACCTGATCCTAATGTACTGTCTGGACTAGTAGCTGTGTATGACGTATTATTAATACCGTTGACTGTTTGGTTGCCTGAAGAAATAACGCTAGTGCCTGAAATAACATCAGCAGTTAGTATTAAACCGCTTGACACTGTGGCTACTTTTATTAACAAATCGTTGGCAGGACTAGTCCCTCCTCCAAGATCAGTGCCGAGTATCTTTAGTACATCACCAACTTGATAATCAGCACCGCCGTTATTGACTGCTACTGAGATATATCCTGCTGAACTACCAACAACGTTAAAAGTAGCAGCAGATCCAATTGATAGTTCGTTAGTTCCACTAAGAGCAGTATATGTAGTAGTATTACCAATAACTGTTCCGTCAAATGGTCTGGTAAATGTAATATTATTTCCAACCACTGATTCTACAAATGTAGAGATTCCAGTTTGGTCATTGGCACCAAGGCCGTTAACAATGCCAGTGGCATCTTGAACTGTGAGAGTTGTTAGCCCTAGTAGCGTAGGAGCATAATCTCCAACAACCGTCGGTGTAGTTACTATGCCGCCTGAGCCAACTGTGGCAGTTACCTGTGATCCATACCCTATACCAATAGCAGCCGCCATTGGTGATCCAACAGCAGGAATACTACCGCCATCAACAGTAAATCTAGTAGTACCGGCGGGTGTACCAAATTCAGTTAAAAACGATCCAGATGTTCCGTTGGATAATAAGTTTAGTGTTGGAGTTCCGATTGATGCCCCGGTATAAAATCCGCCTTTTCTAATTTGAGAATATGTAGTTTTTAAATTTGTACCCGATGTAACACCAACTCTAGATTTTGAAAAGAACGTAAATGAAGAGGCTGTCGGTACTGTTACTACAACAAACGCCCCTTCTGCTCTACTGACTCCTGATACTCCAGTGTCTAGTCCGGCTACGGTAATTGGATTACCAGAAACCAATCCGTGAGGAGCAGATGTAACTACTGTAATTATTGAAGCACCAACACCGTTGGTTGGAAATGATGCGTCTGTGATAATCGATGCGACTTCAAAGTCCGAACCCGGTACTTCATATATCGAAGGATATCCTCTTGCGATGCCAATGGCCTGCCATTTAGTTGGCTGTAATCCGTATTCAAAGTCAGCATCAAGCATGGACTGTGGTGCTGCCACTCTATGACGCTCAATAGCATCTGTACCAAAGTCATAAGGTCTAACTTTTAGTTCAGCACCTTCAACGAATATTTGTAAGTCATCAGTTTCGTCCATCGATGACGTATCGAAATGTAATCTTAAATGAATTACTCTGTCAGTGGTTTGCTTAAATGACACAAATTCATCATCACCATCAAATTCCGCTAATAGTTGTCCGCCTGCGGTATTTGTTGAGAAGTTATAGATAACAACGTTTCTAGTAGTGTTAGTAATTAGAAGAATATCTTCTAACTTAACAGCACCTTGAAATTTAACCAATCCATATCCAGCACTTTCTTTAATCGGAAGACTGCTTACACCTTGCTGAATAATATTAATAAGATTGTTTGATAATATGGTAATTATTGAACCAGCTTCGGGATCGTATGATTTAGTTGAATCGACTATTTGTTCTTCAATTGTTTGATACGGAACTGTTCTCACTGACACCGCAGGTAATGCCGCCGGACCAGTTCTTAAGAAATTAATAAAGACATTAGTTAACTCTGTAATTCGAGCGTACGACCCAGTTTCAGCAGACGGTGCTGTTTTAATTTGAGGATACACCTGTTGGTATGAGACCGCAGTTGCTCTTGGAAAAATGTATGTTGTTAGTAATTCTTGTAAGAATGTATATGAGGCAATTTCTGGAATTCTTGATCCGTCAACTTGAAACACCCCGTCAATATAATATTTTTGAGCAATTCTTCTAGATTCTTCATTACCATTATTTTCCAAGTCATAGATTAACGCATCAATGACATATCCAGAATCTCTAATACACTTGGCTTCGTCGTAGGTATAACCTTTGAATACAACCACTTGATTTATCACAGCAGTTTTATTTGTTGTAATTGCGGCAAATGCGGTTTGTAACGGAGCCGTGGCAAATGTTATACTTGGGACAGTTCTAGTGAATCCTGATAATATGCTGTTGGCCTGTGTTTGAGTTGTGGCAGCAACTACATCAGCAGTTAATTGAACTAATGCCTGGCAAATTGTTGTATCGCCTAGCGAAGCTGCTGGAAACGTTAGATTCTGTGTTACTGTATTGCCTGTTGTTCTTGTAACAAATTGGCCTTGTAGTACTTGGCCAATAACTGTTTTTAAATGTACATAGGCTGCTACAGTTTGTAGTCTGTGGGTAGGATCAATCCCTGTTGTGCCGTTGGCAAAACTGTAGAAGAAAAATCTAGCTTGGTCGTATGTTGCTGAGTTACCGCCATACAACATATCATAGCAAAGAGCATCTATGGCATATTTTACATCTCTTTCACACTTTACAGGATCGTGATCAGCAGCAGGATATTGAGCAGCTACCCAAGCATTTACTTCTGTTGCTAGGAAATTTTTGTTAGCTACTAATTGATTTTTTGCTGCAATTCGACTAGCTGTGGCATTAGATGGGTCTACTAATACCAAAGTATCTGCTTCACTTCGACCGCCTTCAGCAATGTCAACTATTTCATTAAAGAATGCGTTGTTTCTAGCTACGGCTGCTGAACTTGCTGCTACATTGGCTAGTTCAGCAATGGCTGTTTTAGTTCTGTTAATAGTGTCAATGACGAAAAAGTCATTGTCTAAGGAATTAAATTCAGCTAGACCAAGGAACAAGGCGTTGTAGTTAGTACCGAGAGCAATATCAAATTTTGCTCCATCAATAAGATATCCGATGTCTCGTTCGCATTTAACAGCGTCTAACACTTCATTTTCAATCCACCCAGCTATTTCATTTTGAAGATAGGCTTTGTTTAATGTTAACAATCTCACAGCTTCAGGGTATAATGTAACACCCTGTTCATTCTGCATGATATTGTTAATAATTAAATTTCTAATAAATGTGTGACCTTCTACTTCAGCTTGGCCGCTTCCGTCAACTTGAAGAACACCGTTGTCGTAGTATTTCTGAATAGTAAATCGTGTTTCCTCATTTCCGCCGTAGCGTAAATCATGAAGATAAGCATCTAACACATAGCCCAAGTCTCTCTGACATTTTTCTGAATTAAATGTGTAATTTTCATAGGTAGCAGATTTATAAACAATTGCAGGCATTACATCTAATCCGCCAGCAATGACGGTAGTTACAACCGATGTTAACGTGTCAACGCGAGCTGCTGCGGTAGTTTCTGCCGATGGCGCAACGGTATATCGAACCACTGACGTTTGAATTGGAGTATATGCTGCTCTAGGAAATATATAATCTGTTATTAAATCTCGTATAAATTCGTGTGTTTTAACTTCCGGTGTACGATCTCCGTCAACCTGTGGCTCGTCATTGATCCAATATTTGCCAACTACAATTCTAGTTTCTTCGTTACCACCGTAGCGTAAATCATGTAGATAAGCATCTAGCACATAGCCAATATCTCGTTTACATTTGGCCGCATCATAGGTGTAGCCTACGAAGCCTAAAAAATTACCAGCTACCTGTGTTTGAATCCAAGCAGTGGCTTCTTCTTGTATGAACGACACGTTGTTCTGTAGCAAGCGGACAGCATTAGGATATAAGTTTACTTCTGTGTCGACACCAATTCTGTAATTGAGATACGCAGTTAGTTCTGCTTTAATAAACGGAACGTTATCAGAAAAACTCTGCCATTCGTCGGGATAAAGATTCCCTAAGAAACTAATTCCTGGTCTAAATGTATAATTGTCTATCTTTTTCTTTGCCATCTTTGATCCTTAGGCTCCAAATGCCACTGCGAATGCTATCACTGAATTGTCAACATAATCTTTACGGGCTAAATGTAGTCCCGAAGTAGGTGCTGCGTTGACTGAAATGTTTTCTACGTAGGTAACTGTTCCTGTAATTGTAGCAGCATCAAATGAAATGTTTGCTCCGTCTGCTACAAATTCGCCATTAACACCATTACGGTCTATAACATTTAATTGATATGTGTTGACTTTTCCTGGAGTTGTTTGTCCAATATCAATATTATCTATAGAGCCAGTTGTTAAACTGTTGACAACTACCCTACCATTAATTACTGATAAGCGAGTAATATTATTTTTTCTAAGTAATACATCGCCGTTGACAGTTAGACTTTGTAATATGCCGAGTGTTTCTAAACTACTGTTAGTAATATTTTCTGTTATTCTATTACTTTCTATAATAGGAGCACCAGCTATGCTAATGGTTGTTGAATTTAAATTAGCAGTGGTCAGCGATCCAGCGGTGAGATTCCCTGAGTCGTCGACTAAAAACTCTGGACTCCTAAATCCAAACTCTGATCTAAATTGTTTTTGTTGTACAGTCATTTTTACCTATTATTTATTGGTTGTTACAGACGGCCTACAACAACTTCAATAATTCCTTCTACGCCGTCAAAATTTTCTAATGCCTTTCCGAGTACTGTGCCAATTGCTGGTTCAGTTGAAGGTCTAGCATAGCCTCCCCCTCCGCTTATCAGCATATCACCTTTGCGAATCTTTCCTCTAACTTTACATGGTACTCTGCCCTGTAATGCTAGTTTAATAACTGTTTCACCTTTGAGTTCATTGTTCATTATAAACGCAGGATCAGTAGAAACAACACCAGCTATTCTTCTTGTACTATCTTCAGCAATGGTTACTTCTTTCTCGCCACCAAACTCTAAAACAGTGCCGGGTTCATAGGCACGATCAGCTAGATATTTTTCTGCCAAGTCAGCCCAACGTGCTGTTGTTGCGGTTACGTTAAGTACACTAGTAGCAACATCTAGTGTTACTCCAGAACTAGCATACAAACTTTGTCCTGAAATTGGATCAGTGCCTTCAGCAATGACCATTGGAAAGGTGCCTGTAAGTATTTCTGTTACTAAAATTTCTGAAGCAACGCCGCCGGCCCCACCACCGCCACTACTTCCGGTGTTTGTAATAGTGACCCTATCACTGGTAGCATTTGTTGTAATCGAAATTCCAGCCCCTGCTACAAAGGTTAAAGTATCTGATGCCGAATCTGCTCGTATAGTTGACTGCCCAGAGACGCTGATAATTCCAAAAGCATTAGCAGAGGTGGCGGTACCGCCGCCACCTGAACTTGAAAGTGTAATAGCTCTATTCAACGGATCGGTAGTAATAGTCATTCCGGCGCCGGCAATCAATGTTAATGTATCATCTAAAGAGACGCTTTCAACATCAGTCTCGCCTGCTATTGATATAGTTCCGAACGATACTAATCCGTTTCCATCTACAGTGCTGCCTACTGGTAATTCAATGCCGCCGGTTTGATTTTTAGAAATAACAGCACCGTCAAGATTTATGGTATTTTTAAGATATAGATCTCTAAATCTTTTCAAAGAAATACCAACATCAAACGAACTATCAATGGTTGGAGTTAATGTTCGGTTGATTGTTGAAAAATCAACTGTGGTACCTCCGTCTGGAATACTTCCGCCGCCGCCACCAGGGGCAAATCCGTCGTCAGGAACAGCATATGATAACGGAATTGGTCTTTGTAAATCTGTTAATGTAGCAAAGTACTGGGCAAAATAAATCACCCTAGCACCAGAGTATTCTGGAATTATTGGTGATAATGTTAAACTAAGAAAACTGTCATTGACAGTTGCTGATATTGTAATTAAAGGATCATCAATAGACGCACGGCCATATATTGTATAGGTTGCCTGATCCGGTCTTGCTACAACCAATACCGACATTGTTTCTTTCTTTTGCGAATCAAACTCTACAGAGATAATATAGTTGGCCGCGGCAAAATCACCAACATACCATCGGTCTACTTCAGTGTCGGTAAAAACCTGTCTCCAGGGTCCTCTATTATAGAAGTTTACTCCGTTCTTTAGGAACAGTGTATTCTTAACTCCCGGGGCAAAATATCTTGTAAAATCTGTCATGGGTCCGCTCTTTGTATCATATATTTAACTGATTTAAACGGAAAGTAAAAACCCCCGTAATGGGGGTTTTAATTAGGTATTTGCTATCTTTATTAATTTACCGTATTCGGGTAAAAACATATATTCGATATCGCTTTTAACTAGCGTTTCAATAGCGTCGTCTAGGGTTTCAACTAACGGATCACCACCTAAATTAAAGCTGGTATTAAAAATAATAGGAATACCAGTTTGTGCGTGAAACTCTTTGATTAAATTGTAGTAGTGCGGATTTTGCTCACGCTTGACAGTTTGAATGCGGCATGTACCGTCAACATGAATAATTGACGGAATTTTTTCAGCAATGCCTGGCTGACAGTTTACCGCATACATCATGTGCGGTGTTTCGTCCATACCGCGTAGATCAAACCACTCGTGTACATGATCGTGTAAAATACTACCAGCAAAAGGACGGAAATATTCACGACGCTTAACTGCGTTTACAAAATCTTTACCGTCTTCAAATGTTGGATCAAATAGCACTGAACGATTTCCCAGGGCACGTGGTCCGTTTTCACTACGGCCTTGGAAAATTGTAACAATATTTTTCTTTCTTAACAGTTCTACTACTTCTTTATTAGTAGCATCAACTACTTCGCCGCTGGCATAACTGACTTTTTCTAAAATTTCTTTTTCTGTATAGCTATGTTCAGGTCCTAGATACAGGGTATCAAGTTTTTGTTTTTCTTTGCTATCAGATAACGCATGCCAAAACATTAATCCAGCACCCATCGCAGTACCAGCATCGTTAGAAATAGGCTCTACATATATGTTAATACCTTCATCTTTTAAAGCTTCTAGATAATGATAGTTAGCAACACAATTTAAACCATATCCGCCACTAATCACTACGTTTTTCTTACCACTGATCTCAACTGCTTTTTTTATCAAGCGTACAACTTGTTCTTGAGTTTGTGTTTGGCAAGCATAGGCAAGATCTCTACGACTTTGAAGCGTAGTTGGATCTTGTCCTTCTTCTGGCAGTTCATCTAGGTAATCAAATAGTGCCGAGTTAACAACAGAAGAAGATGGATAGGCAGGAACGATCAAGTTTCTATTAGATAACGGAACCTTTGAAGTGAAATCAAACAACTTAGGAATTTGATCGTTTGGAACCCCGTATGGGAATAAACCCATAGTCTTCCCTGCTTCGATAGATGAAAAACCGCAATATTCGGTGACAGCCTCATAGGTCTTCACTATACCCGCTCTATCCGAAAGCCATGCTTCATGGAATTCGCCTGCTTCACCAAATTGGTCTGAAGGGCATTTATCCATATAGGTACCAGCAACTGCTTCACGAGCACCGTAATTTTTATACAACGTTTTAAAACTTGACGGATAGTTACAATCAACAATCGACTCAACTTCCCAAACCCATAAGGGTTCGTTGCCGTACATCAACTGAATAAAAGTGCCAGCACCGTCAACGATCAAAGACACTGCGTCATCAAATCCGCTGCGATAAAACGCACAAGCAGCGTGAAGCTTGTGATGCATAAAACTTAAATCAACCACTTGTGGGTGATTGTGATTGTCTTCCTTGCGGCTGATAAGACCCAACTTCCGTGCTAGACCTGTGTATACATCGTCACCACTGAAGTCAATTTTAGCTGCTGTGTCTGATAACTTTTGCGTATGTGCTACTACTAGATAATCTAATTTGTCTGTATATTCTAAAATCTTTACCATTGAAGCAAGAGGACCACCGTCATATTTTTGACGAGTTAGTCTTTCTTCTTCGATAGAAAAAACAATTTCACCGTCTTTAAATAGGCACACACCTGCGTTGTGTCCACGTGCTATGGCTGCTATCCAGCCTGAATTAATCTTAGGTTCTGTCATTTTTTATTTTTTCCTTGAACTGCGTCTACAATGTATGTGTGGATTTCTGGAGTCATTGACATAATTGTTTCGTGCTTTCTGTCAACTCTTTCGTCCTGTGTTATTCGAATAGGACTGTATTCTCGAGTATCTTCTCCCATGTCTAGGATAGTAAACAATTTATTTTCAGGGTAAGATACGTTAATTGGATACGTTGATCCAAATAATACAGTAGCTGGTTTGTCTAAACAGTGGGCCAAATGCTGTCCTAAACTATCACACCCTAAAAAGTGATCAGCATATTTGATAATAGCTGCCCATTGACGCATAGATACGTTTTCAGGCATGGCAATTTCATCTTTGAATTTTTCGTCAGTGAAATCAATTTTGAATTCACTCATTAAAATTACACCAAAGTCTTTATCTTGTAATTTTTTAATAATGGCTTTTACATCTTTAAATTCGATACTACGAGATGTTGAATCAACCGGCGTATCGTCAACAACCTGTATGCCTCTACCAAATGGTTGAAACACAACAATTTTACTTTTCTTTATTTGTTTCTTTACATCAGATATTAGTTTACGACCCGTTAACAATTCGTCCTTGCTAAGATTTAATGTGGGTTTTGGCAAAGGTCTAATACCTTTTTTATTGATTTCGATGTCAAATGCCTGTGCTATAGAACACTTTTGATTATAATATTCCCATACTCTGTAAGGCTCAGTGCTTATAATATCTTTATCTTTGAGTTTCTCAATGAAAAGATTTTTATGCCAAACATCATAGGTCCTAGCATCAAGTGTTGGATGTCCTTTAAAAACATCTGTGCCGCCTTCGCAAATAATGATAAAATCCTTGTCACCGGATTCTTGTTCATATTTTTCAAATGCGGGTATTGCTGAAATCATACGGCCCGCACCGCCGTTTAAAAAAAATGCTCTAGAGCGTTGTTCCATTTAAACTCCAAGAAAATAGGTTCTGTTCTACTATGTATCACTACAATAATAACACAGAACCTATTCTTGGTTCAAGAGATTTTAATAATAATTTGGTAAATTATTTGGGAATGGAATTTTCCAGTGGTCTATTCCAGCATAACGTCTTTCTAGATCACGCAACCATGCCACGTGGTCAGCTAGAGTCTGTTCGTCTTCTTCTGGGTAATCATTTAATTGGATACTATTTTCTATCATTGTTGCGATTTGAAGATAATTTTCAATCATACTTGCTTTGGTAACAGCGTGTAATCTGTATTCTGGACCAACAAATTGATTGCTGATGTATTTCAACGATTGTCCGTAAAAACACTGTCCTATTGAACCAGTATTATCATCATAGTGATACGTATAGTTCCACTCATTTCCGTCTGCATCAACTAAGTCTGTAGAATAATCTGGAACTTCGTTTGTTTCATAAGAGTGTAACAAATAAGCACAGGCAAACGGATGTTCAACAGCATCGATCAAATAAAATGTTGTTGCTGGATCATCATCAACTAGCGTTTCAAAATTAATCTCTGCTAAAGATTCGCCTTTTCTAGCAACATATTTGATTTCGCCGGTAGCATCAATCACACAGATAGCAACATAACGCGGACCTGTATATACCGCATTTTGTACCTTGTTTAGAGCTGTGGTATTTTTGTACGGCTCGTCTGGTAGTAAAAATGTAAAATTTTTTCTCATAATCTTCCTCTAACAATATTTATGTAAAGAACCTAATTCTAACAGCACCCCAGCCGCCTCGGCCAGCGTGGTCTCTAACACCCGGACATGGTGTTGTTGCGTGGCCACCTGTTCCAGGCGTAGCGTAGTGCATACATCCGTGCATCTCATAGCAACCACACGATCTATCTGATCTCCAGCAATAATTCATTGGAATACCTGCTGTAGGTGATCTTCTTAATGCCGAAAACGCATTTGTTTCTGCCATCTGAGTCTGTCCTGACCACTGACCGTATCTGTTGTCGTCTTCAGCACCAAATGCTGCTACGTTACCGGCTCCGCAGCTATAAAATCCTGCTGGGGATGCTACGTGGAATTGTGTACAACACGGACATGCTGGTTGGCATCCAAAAAATGCTGTACAGCTAAACTGGCCACAACAGTTAACATCACCACCGTAGGCACAGGCAATCCAAATACCTGAGAAGTAGTTACAGATAATACCGCAGTTGTCATTAAACGGTCCAGTAAAGCAATGACTTTGGTTTACAAAACAACAGAACATTGAAGTACCTGTTGAACACATGCCGCGACCGCCTGCTCCACCTTGAGCACAAATACAACCGTTTGCTGTAACACCACTGGAAGTCCAACACACTTCTGTTGGATCAGAACAACCTCTAAAACATAAAGCTGATGAATTACCGCAACTATTACCAATTGTTCCGCGAACAAAGTTACTGGCAGTTACTTGAATAGTGCGTTTTGCGTATGCTCCTGCATTGCCTGGTGTACCACCACCGCAACAGCACATTTGAGCACCACTACCACCAGCACCCCAAACTTCAATTACTGCTCGGCCAGTTCCCGGTGGGTTCCAACAAAAGCCACTACAGAAGTTTGTGTACATTGTACCGGGTGTGAACACATAGATTTTACCTGTTTCTAAGTTTTCTTCAACTCGGCCAGTGACTCTAGATCTAATTAAATTTTGAAACGATGTAGGCATTATATTCTTCTCTTATAAGTCTTGTACTGTACCATCTTGAATGAATCGGATACGAATAGCACCATGACCACCACGATAGGCATGATCGCGAACGTCTGGGCATGGAAACGCTGGTAATCCTGGGAATCCTGGCGGAACAAATGGAATACATCCATTGCCGTCATAGCATCCGCAGGTTCTACCACCGGTCCAACATCTATGAGCACCGTCAACACCACGACCTGGTTGGCGACCTGCTACGTTTAATCCGTAGAGGAATCCGTTCAGAGCCATTCCGCTCCAGTTAGAGTGGCCGTTATCGCCTTCGTTGGTGTAGGTAATCTCGCCGCCACAGTCCGAATAGTAACCAGGTGGAGTTGCCACGTGATATATTGTTGAACATGGACAGCTTGGTGTACACCCAAAGAATGAAGCACGACTAAATCCGCCTCTTAAGTTTACATCTCCGCCAAACGCATCAGCACAACAGCTGGCAGTGCCGCCGCCATAATTACAAATAATACCGCAGTTGGCATTGAACGGGCCTGTTCCGCAGAAACTACCAGCTTGAAAACAGCACCACATTGATGTTCCGGTTGAACAATAAGTAGTACCTCCTCGACCGCCTTGAGCACACATACAGCCGTTTGTGGTTGTTGAACGCCAGCATACGCCAGTGGACTCTGAACAACCTCTAAAACATAAATCGTTTGAGTTACCGCAGCTAAAACCAATTGCTCCGGTAATTAAACAACCTGTGGCTACACAGATTGTTCTTTTCGAATACGCACCTGGATTTCCAGGAATTCCGCCACCGCAACAACACATTTTAGCACCACTACCACCAGCACCCCAAATTTCTACGGTAGCTATACCGTTAGCAGGTGCTATCCAGCAAACTTCGCCGCACATCTTTGTACGGACGTTGCCGTGTGTGTAAGCCCAAATTCTACCTTGTTCTAAGTTTTCTTCCTCAAAGGCAATAAACGGTTGTTTTGCTTGGACAAGACCTTTAAATGATGTAGGCATATTATTGTCCCTCTATAAATCTAATACGGATAGCACCGTGGCCGCCGCGTCGGGCATGATCTCTAACCTCAGGGCAAGGATTTGGGGGTGTGCCTGGATATCCAGGACCTACACCTGTGTAGCAACCTTCGTTTTCATAACAGCCGCAGCCGCCACCAAAGCCCCAGCAGTAAGACCAAGGAACACCGTGTGTTGGTTGTCTCGACTGTGCGTTTAATGCTGATTGATGTTGGTGAGCACCTTGGCCCGACCAGTTTGAGAATTCGTTATTGTTTTCTGTACCAAATACTACAACTCCACCGCATTTAGATACATATCCCGGAGGTGTTGCTACGTGATAGGTAAAAGAACAGATGCATGGGCCTTGACAGCCCATGAATGCTGTACATGAAAATCCGCCACATCTATTAATGTCGCCGCCATAGGCACAGGCAATCCAAATTCCACCAAAGTAGTTACAGATTGTTCCGCAGTTGTCGTTGTATGGTCCACGGAAACAGTATCCGTTGGCAGCAAAACAGCAATATAACGATGATCCTGTTGTACAGAATGAACGCCCGCCCGCTCCACCTTGAGCACACATACATCCTGAAGCACCGCAGTTGCCTGTCCAACATATCTGCGTTGGGTCTGAGCAACCTCTAAAACAAAGTGCGTCAGCGTTGCCGCAGCTAAATCCTACTGATCCACAGATGTAACAGTTTGTGTTTACCTGAATAGTGCGTTTTGAATACGCTCCTGCGTTACCAGGAAGTCCGCCACCGCAGCAGCACATACGAGCACCGCTTCCGCCAGCACCCCAAATTTCTACAACTGCTGTACCTTTGGCAGGTGCTCGCCAACAAATTTGATAGTTGGTAAAGTTGTTACCTGGTGTAAACACATGGATTCGGCCACGCTCTAAATGTTCTTCAGTAGCGTATATTCCGTCACCTTTGATCTTTACCAGGTTTTTAAATGATGTTGGCATGTATCTTCCTGTGTTAACTCATTAAGCAGATGCTACGATCCAGCCGTATGTTGCTCCGCTGTAAATCAAAGTAATAATTGAGCCGTTAACGTCAATGGTTAAATCGTCGGCAATGTTTTGAATTTTAGCACCGTTTCGACCAATAGTAATATTGTTTGTAGCTGCTAGACCTCCAATGTCAATGATCTGAATAGTGTCATTGAGTAAAAGTGTAGAAGCATTCGGCAATGTAATAGTAAAAGCTGCTGCTGTACTATTAGCTAAAATTCGATCATTGACTGTGGCGTTAAAAGCACCAGAAACTTCGCGAATAACGTTATTTGCTGTGCCAGTTGTTGTGATATATCTTCCCATGTATTTCCCCTGTCAATGTATATTTATGCTGTAGGCGTTTCTATGCCAAACGCTACAGCACTGACGTTTGCGGCACTGGAATAAACTACTAGTAGTCTACCAGCATCCATAACGATACCTGTACGTTCTAGAACGCCCTTACCCAATACTTCTGTGTCAAATTCGATCCACTCAGCTGCTGTGGGTGTTGCAGCTGCTGAGATAGCTACTCTAATAGAACATGCTTGATTGTTTCTATTACAAATTGACAACGTAACCACCGAAAAAGTGTCCGATGGTACGGTGTAAACCGATGTATTTGTAGCTTGTGCTAGATCGCTTGCTCCTAATCTACCTGTTGCCATTTAGTTTCTCCGTTAACTATGTAAAAATAAGTTCATAGCCACTGGGATTCCATTAATACCACCGATGAAATTCATCTTAGCAAGCACGTTTATTTGCCCGCTTGTAGTGGTTGTAATGTAGTCATTAGCTACAAATATCTGACCTGCTGTAAGAGTATTTACGTTCAATGTGCTCGAGCCCGAGCCAATTTGTGAAGATATATACGCTTTAATAGCTCTTTGAGTAGGTATAACTGAATCTGAATCCTGTGTGAAGAATGGATCTGTTGAAAATTCAGTAACTGTAGCACCCCCTGTGCCTAATTCAACTGAGCCTAAACTGAGCTCTTGTAGACCTGCAATGTTAAACGCATCAGCATTTAATGTTGCTGTACCAGTACTTTGTTCAACGGTAAACAACCCGCCAACTCTAAAGTTACCATCTTGGTCGGTACTTGTATAGAATACACGACCACCGTTGCTTTCTACAGTTTCATTATCTGGTATTGGATCTGACAACGGTAGTCCCGGATAGTTTGTATTGCTAAAGTTTCCAGTACCAATGTCTAAGAAGTCATGTCCTGTTAATCGAACCTGTGAGTATCTAATTCTAATTTCAAAAGGATCTTCATGCGGGGCAACTTCAGATATTTCAATAGGTGGGCTTATTTGTAATCTAGCCGTGTACGGACCTGTTCCTAACAGCTGAGTAACGTTTACTAGTTTATAGAATTTGCCGGGAATACTGGCAAATTCAACGTTTGAACCTGGAATCGGTATAGTGTAAAATCCCTTGACGTCGACTAAGCTACCGTTTTGGAATAGGTCAGCATATCCATCGCCTGATACTGTAGCAGTAGCAACTTCCCAATCAGCACCACGATCAATAAATGTTGGATTCGCCAACACCCCGTTGCCTACTCTAACAGTAAACGGTACTTCGTAGGTATTGTTAGGATCGGTGATAGTAATGCTTGGAGGTGATCCAGAAACATAACCACTGCCTGGTTCAACAACTCTAAATTCTATAATTTTAGTATCAACAACTCGAGCTCTAACATAGGCTTTTGATCCAGTTACCAATGCTGCCGGTCCTGTTCCTACTGATTGAGGAATTACCCATATTGGTGATCTGTTTGGATTACCAAAGACCGGACGACATGTAGTAGTAAATGTTGCTGTACCCTGTGTCCAGGTTATACCATCCTGCGATTTATAATAAGCAACTGATGAAGCATGGCTAGTTGCTACAAATAAACCTTGACCGTAGCCAACTTCGTCAGCATTAATGGTTCCAGCTACTGCTACCCATGTTGTGCCGTTGTTGCTGATTGCTACATTACCTTCAGTTGATAGAGCAACGAATACGTTATTACCAAACGCAATGCTATTCCATGTAGCAGATGTCGGCAACGCAGCGGCAGTCCATGAAATACCATTTAAACTGTAAGCACTAGCAGTGCCGCCCGCAGCAACAGCAAAGAATCTTCCTTTACCGTAGGTTATACTTTGCCAATTAGTTGAGCCTGGTAATACGTTAGCACCGTTAGCCCATACTGTTCCACCTGTTGACACTAAAGGATTATTAGAATCTGAACGAACAGCAACGAATCTGTCACCTCCAAATGCCGCTGATGTAACAGCACTAGTTTGTGGTAAGGCTGATGCTGACCACGTTTCTCCGCCATTGATGCTATAAGCCGCGGTTGATGTTGCTGATATACCTAATGCCACAACATAAGCTACGTTACTAATAGTTCCGGAGGCTAATGCTGTCCACTGTGCCGAAAACGGCAATGTTGATAATGACCATGTTGTGCCGTTTGTTGAATAATATGCTTGATTTATCGACACTCCTGCGTTTGAAAGAATCGTTACAAAGTTGCCGCCCCTGCCGATACCTTCATGAGAGAAAGTTAAAATTTCTCCTACTGTTATACCGGCCGTAGAATCAACAGTTTCAACACGTATGCTGATATCGTTAGCCGGTGAAGCACCGCCAACTGCTGTTCCAGCAATGGTTAACAGATTGTTATTAACATAATTTTGTCCTGCTTGATTTAAAGTTACTGTATAAGTTAGTCCGTTTCTAACTATGTTAAATGTTGCTCCGGTGCCAGTGACGCTGCCTGTAGCAGGTATATTAGTAAATGTTTGTCTTACATTAGCATAAACAGCATCTGATTGGCCAGATGCTGAACCACCCGAAACGCTAGGTGAACTCTCAGCAGGTGCCGGAATATTAACTCTTGGTTCGATGATGTACAATGATGATGGATCTGGTGATACAATAGTAGTACCTGGAATTACATGATCCCATCCAGCCGTGCCTGTTGATTCTTTAAGAACTGTGGCAATTTTACTACCAGCATTATAGGTATTAATATAACCATACTGCCCAACGCCTACACCAGATTGAATGTAAATTCTCATACCGACATACGCAGAGCTTGTTTGGTCGTCTGTGGCAGCAAGAGTTATTGCTGTTGTTGAACCACCCTGGGCTACGTTTTCAGCACTTAGGTAATCTAGTCCGCCAAACTGTCCAGAACTGTCGTCGACATCTAATAGTCTAAGTTCAAATATACCACCATCGCGGGTTTCATCGCCCACTGTAGTGAATGCAGTGCCCGGACCGTTAAATGTAAACGCAGCAGATGTGTAATTATTACCAGCATTTGAATATTCAACTCGATAGACTTGTTGTCCACTAGTTAAAGACTTTGTTGATATCGCTTCTTCATACCTATTATTAACAATACCAGTAATTGGCGTTTCAGTGGCATCAACACCTTCAGCTACGCAACCAAATTCGCCGTATGAGCTGTTGCCGTTAGTAGCACGAATCTTACCACCATTTTCTGCTAGGTATCCAATGTGTCCATAATATCCGAACACTGAAACTAATTCTGTTCTACCTAAATTAGTACACCAAACACCGATACCATCGGATAGCACTTGTGTAAAGTCGTTGCTAACGATAGATTTGTTTCCGCCGGCATGTAAATCGCCGTCAATTTTACATCCAACACAGGCAGTACCAAATGTAGTAACGTTTTGAACGTAACATGATCTTGTGGTAATCCAAACTGATTCGTCATTTGGTCCCCATCCTGGATCTAAAGAAGTGTAAGCCCCTGCTGTAGGTCTACGAGTACCGTAGGCATTAGGAGCTCCTAGTGTACCAGTTAGTCCTTGAACAGTTAGGTTTCTAATGCCTGTTGCGTTTCTAACCAAGAACATGTTTTCTGTTAGAGATCCAGTTACACCGTTTACATAAAACTTAGCCGACATCAATGTCTTGTAGTTGCCTGTATATGTTAGATCATATTTAAAAGCATCGATATATTCGCTAACATCCCTAGCACAGGCAGCAAGGCTGTAAGTGTACGCAGGGTAAGTTAACGAAATATACGCATGAACTTCAGCAATAATAAATTCTCTATTAAGTTCAAGCTGTCGTACCGCAGAGTAGACATCGTATAAAGATGACGCAGCATTTGATCCTGTCATTGTAGGAGCAGATCCAGTGGCATTAATATAAAAGTTAATATACGCAGTTGCGTTGGTTATTAACCCAGTCAATAATGTTCCCTGAGTAGCAGTGGCAAACGGTTTAGTTTGACTCTGAGATAATGTGTTGGGATTTGAACCTGTTGTTGTTTTTGCTACAGTGGTGCCTTGTACAATGTCACTGATAATAGCACTAATTCGTGATAGAGCATCTAAACTTTTTGGAACATCAGTGACATCAATTTGTGATGCTGATGGTCTAATATTTGTTGAGCGTAGTTCGTCGCCTACTACAGCAGTATCAATCGGCACAACAATTGGCAGTGTTTCAAAGAACACGCCAGTTTTAACTAGAATTGTTCTCTGTGGTTTTACTTCTGCTCCAACACTTCCTAATGTACCGCCACTGATTGCTACTGTGATTAATGATTTTAAACTTGAAACTTCTGCGAATGACAGGGCTTCTGCTACAAAATCTGTATCAATAATCTGTAAAATTCTATTATTGACAGGGACACTGTTAGTAACTTGATAGTTTGTAGCTGGAGCAGCATTTAACAATACCGCAGTGTTAACTAACGTAGTTATTGCGTAGTTAATTGCTGCTACAGTTTCTTCCTTCTGTCCTAATCCGTAGAATGTAGAAGCATTAGTTACATATTCAACTGCTGCTTTTCTAGATCTAGCATTACCACCATGACGGAGGTCCCATAGAATAGCATCGATGATCAAGCCAACATCTCGTTCACACTTGGTTGTATCGTAAGAAAAACTAGATACAAACGGTGAGATATTATTTGCAATCTGATAGTTGATCCACTGTACAGTTTCTCGCTGTACAAACTGTCTATTAATTTCCATTAGACGTGCTGCTTGAGGATTTCTAGTACCTTTTTCAATCTGCTCAGCAGCGTATCGTACTGTTCTCCAGGGCTTGTCTAGAGTAACACCGTAGGCTGGTGCTGTTTGATCGACTCCATCTAAGCTCACATAATATAACTGATCAACTTCACCCCAATATCTCCACTCGGGCGCTTGGGCATTGCCAACAACTAGTACTTGGCCGTCTGCGCCAATTGGCAATCTTGTTGGACCAGCACCGCCGTAGTAGACAAGGTCACCCTGTGTGGTTAGCACAGATGATTCTTGACCGTTGGCTAATAGGTTCCAAACAGTTCCAGTAACATCAATATCTGGTCTATTTGTAGCAGATGCTGATGTATGAGCATTCACGCAAACATAACTATTAGGTCCATAACGAACTGCTTCACCTAACACATACCCGTAGCCGTTTGCCCATGCTCCTAACCAACGAATACCGGGATTTAATTGTTCCCAGTATGTTAAGTTTGGCGGCTTTTGATTTGTGTTATCAGCAATAGCAACATAGGTAAAACCGCTTAATCTTATAACATCGCCTACTCGATAATCAGTAGATAAATTCCAGTCTTGTTGGAATTTAAATGCTGTGGTAAACAGATCCCAGTTTTGCGAACCTGTTACAGCCTGCGTAGGTTTAATGTTGCTATGGTTTGTGGTAGCTACATAAGCATAACCGCCATAGGTAATAATATCACCAGGTTGATAAATTGTTGAACTGTTCCAGCTATCTTCGAACTGAATACCTTCTAAAAATTCTCCCCAGTAACCGGAGTCTTCATCTTGCTCAAACGTTCTAGACAATGATGATGAATGTTTTTGTAAACAGATATAAATGCCGTTGCCATTTTTAACAAGATCGTTTACTTTATAATTCTGATCTTCAGCATCCCATAACCCAAGGTATTCAATGCCTTGATTAAAATAATCCCACTTGCTTTGATCATCTTCTAGACCAAGAACAAATGTTGCTGCCGCAGGGTGTCCTTCGTTACACACATATGATGTGCCACCAAAAGATACTACGTCGTTGATTTTGTATCGGGTTCCTGGGGTCCAGTCACCTTTCCAATCAAATGCTTCTGAGAACTGATCCCATTTATTGATATCTGCCTTTTGACCTGCAGTTAGTCTATCAAGTCCTTCTAATCCCATAGCCGCTGTTGGGGCTGAAGTATGTCCTAGATTACACAAATATGTATTGCCGCCATATTTGACAATGTCGTTTAATTTGTATCTAGTGTTGGTTGTCCAGTCACCTTTCCAATCAAACCCTTCGGCAAATTGATCCCACTTAGTTTGCGTACTATCGCCAAGATCAAGATCAACTTCTAGGCCAACACTTACATCAGCATTTGAAGTATGTCCAACTAAACAAATATAAATTTGAGCACCGTATTTGACAATGTCGTTTTCAAAATACGTTGTGCCCGGAGTCCAATCTCCACGCCATGATTGACCATCGCTGGCCTGATTCCAACGTGCTGGGAAGTTGTCCGCATCCACATAAAAATCTGGATCTGCTGTATGACCTATAACGCAGATGTAAACACGACCGTTTACACGTACTACGTCGTCTTTAAGGTAAGAGGTCCCTGAGATCCACTCACCTTTCCATACAAATCTAATTCTACCTAATTTAAACTCTGCCATCGATGACTCCGATATTCGATACCATATTTATCTAATATGATTTTAACCTAAATCCCTTCCTACCTCTTGCCCATCAAGATTGCTATTAAATCCGTCTGAGAACATGCTCATAGCCAGCATCATCCCCGAAATACCCTTCTTAATATTAACATTTACTGGTATATTCACATAGGTATTTGTTGTACTACCAATATTATTTGGTCCACCTATTCTAACAGTACCAGCTATTAGTGTACCAGTAGCAGCTTCTGAGCCGCCTCCCGAAATACGTCTAGAAACAAATGCTTTAATTGCCCTTTGTGTTGGGACAATATTATTAGAATCAGCAGCAAATGTAACATCTGTTGAAAATTCTCTAATAACCACTCCAGTGCCGCCGACACGGATACCGCCTAAACTAAGTTCTGATAAGCCACCTAGATCAAAGTAATCAGCACTAATTGTTACAACACCGGTTGCTTGCTCAACAGCAAACAATTCACCAACTCTAAAGTTACCATCTTGATCAGTACTTGTGTAAAATACTCGACCACCACCCCTGTTATATACTTCGTTTTCTGGTGCTCTTGACAAAGTCCCTTGAGTATATAAGACAGGATAATTTGTTTGTTCAAAATTTCCTGTTCCAATATCTAAGAAGTCGTGTCCAGTTAGGCGTACCTGACTGTATTTTTCTCGTATCTCAATAGGAGTATTATGAGGCGGACTATTTGTTCTATTAAAATCCGGAGCTACCCTAAGAGCTAATCTATAGTTACCCGGTGCTCCACTAAGAATATCAACAGTTAGCACTCTGTACACTCGATTATCTGAGCCGTCTGATGCTACGGCAGCAGTGTTGTCTGACAATACGAGATACTTGTTCAATCCTGCTACAGCGGCTGTTGGATTACTTATTGGCAGATCTCTTTCTAACCAATCTAATCCCAGTCTAGAAGAGTATGTTGCTGATCCTGTACCTGAAAATAACACAAATTTCCTATTAGCGAAAATAATATGTGACCAATCGTCAGTGTCAGGTGCTGCTAATACATCCCATGTGTTGCCGTCATCTTCCGACACAGCAAACTCATCGCTATTTTTAGCAATTAATATTAAATGGTCGTTGCCGTATGCTAAATCTGACCATTCTTGTGTTGCTGTTATTGTACGGATAAGCCATGTTTGGCCGTCTAACGAAATTGCAACCTTGTCACTGTTTTCAGCAATGGCTACAAAATTGTTTACACCGTGTTTAACTTTGACCCAATTAGCACTAATTGGCAACGATGAAGACAACCATGTTACGCCATTGTCAACGGAATATAACGCACTAGCCGATCCATTAGATATCACTGTCCATCTATCGTTGACAAAGTCTATAGATGTCCAGTTTCCTGTTGGAACTGTGAGTGTGGTCCAAGTTGTTCCGTTGGTGCTTTTAGCAAAAACTGTACCGTAAGCAACAGCAATATACACACCGTTGGCATATTTTATATCTCTCCAATCACGCTGGACTGAGATTGTAGTTGAGGTCCACCCAGTACCGTTGGCCGAATAAACAATTTGAGATAATCCAGCACCTTGGTATGTTATTGCTACAAATTTATCGCTGCCTACAGTTGCCCCTCCCCAAGGGCCAGATATTGGCAGCACCGAAGGTGTCCAACTTACTGTGTTTAACTCAAAGTTAGCACCTGTTCTAACTACTCTTGGTACTCCGTCAATGATAAGGTGCCCGCCTAGCTCGTAGATATCAGCATACCCATCACCGGCCACGGTTACCCGTGTAGTTGAAGTTTTGTAACCTATTCCTCGACTTAAAAACGTAGGATTTGCCAATACGCCATTGCCTATTCTAAACTCGTAGTTAGGTTGAGATGTAGAAACTGGATCAGAAAACGTAAAGATTGGTTGGGCAATGTAACCGCTACCAGGCTCCCATATTTTCATACTTCGTATTCTTCCTCCAGAAATGATTGGTCTTCCTCTAAAAGTAGCACCGTATTGGAATGTAGATATGTTGCCGCTGCCCAAGGTAGACGATAGCACTGCCCATCGACCTCTTGAATCGGTGTTAGGTATAAATGCTGCGGTTGTTCTATCCGAAATACTGGCAGTCAATGCTTTTAATTCCCATACAAAGCCGCCGCTGTCTGATACTGCTACAAACTGAGTGTTACTGCTACTAACAGCAACAAATAAGCCTTGAGCATAGCTGATTCGATTCCATGCTGTATCAAACGGTAGGGTTGACAGATACCAAGCAACACCATCAAAACTGTAGGCCACTGCGTTAGAGTTACTAGATATAGCTACGAACCTGTTATTACCGTAACACATATCAGTCCAAATAGGCTGAGTTGAGTCACCGAACGTTGGAATATTAAAGCCAGCAGTCCAAGAAGAACCGTCTGTAGTGGTTACAGTTTTGCCGTCTTGACCAATTACTACGAATTTATTTTTGCCGTATGCTACAGCCGCCCATGGTGCTGTAACCGGAGTAGACACGGTTGACCATGTCGAAGATGCTACAGTATATACTGCCACTGATGTAGATGCCGACGGAGAAGTAGCTATAAATTTTCCATTGCCACCAGCAACGTTTTTACTGCCGTTGATACCAATGTTAGCCGCAATCGTTGAATAAGTGAAAGATGACCCGCTCCATGTGCCGACTATTGCTGAAGTTCCAAGAGTTACAGCAACTACAGTATTGGCTCCGTCCCAGGCAATTGCGGTATAAAAATCTGCATTAGCAGTAGAACCGACGTTGACTAAATTTGTTTCGTCACTGCCTTCATATATTCTTCCATTAGTACCGTCAGTAGTTCGCCCGGTTGCTAACATTCTATCAAATGCTGGTATGTATAAAGAATCAGTAAAATATCTAACATCACCGACCGATGCCGCGGTTGTATATGTCGGAGCTGCTGTAATCGGACGTGGTTCAATTCTATATACTGTTGTAGTATCTAGTAATGCCGCTAAAGGATAACCAGCAATTACGTGTGTCCATCCTAGTTCGCCATTGTATTCGTTGTATACATCAATGCGTTTAGAAACAATATCATATGAACCGATAGTTCCATATTGGCCAGTACCAGTTCCGCTGGTGATGATAATTCTACAACCGATGTAATCAGTTTCAAATGCTTCGTCGTTGGACGCAATGGTAATTCCAGTTGTATTACCAATCTGGGCATTGTTACCCGTAGACTGGAAGCCACCACCGCCTAAAAATGTGGAATCATCCGGATCTAATAGTCGCCACTCAAATGTGCCACCGTCTCTAAATTCATCTGCTATTACAGCAGCTCCGGTACCAGAACCAACAAAACTAAATGTTGCTGAAGTATAATTCTCACCAGCATTAGAAAATTCTAAATTTAAAATCTCATCGTTAGCTTCTCCAGAAAACGCACTTTCTATAGATGCTTCTGTAGTTCGATTATTAACTAATCCCTCAGCAGGTGTTTCTGATTCGTCAACCCCTTCAGCTACACAACCGTATGTACCATACGAGCTATTACCGTTGGTAGCACGAATCTTACCACCATTTTCTGCTAGGTAGCCCATGTGTCCATAGTATGAGAATATTGAAACTAATTCTGATAATCCGTTATTAGTTACCCAAGCTCCAATACCATCAGACAACACCTGTGTAAAGTCGTTGGCCACAATTGATTTATTGCCTCCACCGTGTAAAGCACCGTCTACTTTTAATCCAGTACAACCGTTACCAAATGTAGTAACGTTCTGTACATAACATGATTTTGTAGTAATCCATACAGAACTGTCTGTTGGGCCATTACCCGGGTCTAACGACACATACGCACCTGCTGTTGGTCTACGAGTACCGTACTGATTAATACCGCTAAGGGTTCCGTTCAACCCTCTAAAGGTCATATTTCTTAGTCCTGATCCGTTGTTGACATGAAACATGTCGTATAGTCTGTAATCAAGAGGATCAGCATACGGATCTCCGTTTTCATCAAACGAAATATTATTGGGATTATATAAAGGTTCAACAATCGTGCTTCGTAATTCTTCGCCAACAATAGCAATGTCTCTTGGCACACGTATTGGCAGAATCTCCGAGTAGACTCCTGCCTTTACAAATATAGTTGCTGGTCCTGTGGCAAAATCACAGGCGTATTTTATTGTTCTAAAAGCACTATTTAAACTTGTACCGCTGTCCGCAGTATCTGCTCCCTCAGTACTTACATAGTAAACTTTTTGTGTTTGATTAAATGTTTCCCAAGACGGAGCATTATCTACTACTCGAAGAGCTTGGCCAGGATCGCCAATGGGCAATCTAGATTGATCAACAGAACTTCCGTCTTCAGTAAGTCCAAATACTTTAATATCGCCTTGATATCTTAAACTGTTGGTTGGCTCACCTCGAATTAACAGTGTCCATAAATCATCTTCGTAGTCGTTATCAGGACGTTGGTTTACGTTAGTAGCAAGGTGTTTAGTTAGGCATCGGTAGGTGTTTTCTTCAAATAATACAATGTCACCAATTGAATAGGTTTCATTTAATTCCCATTCTTTTCTATATGATTCACCAGGAATAACTAATTCCCAATCAGTTATACTTTGGTTTGGATCTGTTAGTGTATCTTTGATAGCAGTATAAACTTGTCCGCCTTTTCTTACAACATCGCCAACAAAGTATGTGGTATTGTTTTCCCAATCACCGGATACTTTATATCCGATAATTAATAATTTCCAAAAAGCAATAGAACTATCATCGTTGAGTACTGCTGAAGTTGACGGTATTTGACCTACGTTATTGTTTAATGCTTCGTAAGAGTAGCCACCGTACTTGACTACGTCACCGCGTTGGTATACTGTTGTAGTAGTCCATTCTTCTTCATACTCAAAACCCGGAACATACAATTGCCATTTTGATAGATCAAACACAGCGGTACTTGTATGGTGATTGTAGCAGATCCACTGGTTAGCACCATACTTGACAAGATCGTTGCGTTTGTATCGAACACCTGGACTAGTTGGTGGAGTTAATACCTGCGGAACCCAGTTGCCTTTATATTCAATATTTTCAAAAACAATTTCCCAGTCTGCTTGATTAAGTTCTAGCCCGTCAGCTAGTGTTAGAGCAGAAGTGTGTCCATCAATACATCTGTAAACAATACCGCCATATTTTACAATATCATTTTTTCTATATCGTGTGTTGGGTGCCCACGTCTGTCTCCATTGCTGAGCAGGGTTGACAATTTCCCAGTTAGCAAAAGTTCCTTCTAATCCAACCGTGGCATCGTTTGATATATTTCTAGCAACACAACGATAAACAATACCGCCGTATTTTACAACATCTCTTTCAGAATACAAGGTAGCTGGTTGCCAGTTGCCTTTCCACTCGTCTGATCTAGCATACGATACCCATTTAGCTTGATTGCTTTCTAGGCCATTTAGTGTTGTAGCTGAAGTGTGTGAGTCGATACAAATATAAGAAATAGCCTTATACTTTACAATATCGCCAACATTATAGACAGTAGATGCAGTCCAGTCGCCTTTCCACTCGTAGCCGTCAAACATCAATTCCCAGCGTGGTTCACTAGATGCTGGTATTGTTTGTTGATTTATAAATTCTAAATCAGCGTAGAAACTCACAGTAGAAGAACTGTGTCGCTGAATACACACATAGCTTTTGCCACCAAATCTAACAACATCGTCAAGGATGTAATTAGTATTTGGGTTCCAGTCACCTTTCCAGGTAAATTTTAATCGACTTAATTTAAATTCTGCCATAACTTATCTCTTATATTCCTGTAGGATACAAATACTCTTCACTGATCCTTACTACCAATTGTCCGTCGTCGTCAATGTAATAATATAAATTTCTATTATCCCAACGATATTGCTCGTATGTTAGATTGCCATACACTACATCGTGATTAACGTCTCTGCCTTCTAGAAAATCAATACCAACTTCAAAGTCATTATAGTTATCTTCGGGTGTACCTGGCTGATTAACTTCAATTACATCGTCGGGGTTAAGCTGATCTAATCTACCTAGATATAGTTCACCGTTATCGGTTCTTCTCAAACCATAAAAAAATCGTTGAACTCCAACACCTAAAATACTTTCAACGTTATAATCACCAATATAATAGGCCATTGTTGCTCTCCTTAAACAATCTCAACATAACTAACTATCACATCAGCAGCATCGTTTCTGTCGGCAAATGCTGCTAATAAATTATTCTCTGCCATAACTAGTTTTTCACCACCGTTAATTACTCGTAAACTTTGATTCGGCGGAATAGTAACGTCTTTTATGAAATATCCAGTAGTGGAAGTATTATCAGTTAAGGTAATACTAACTTTAATAGTAGCTGATGTTAGGTTAGTCATGCTGAGACCAATCACCGTAGTACGGCTAGTTGCTGTGGTTTCAATCATATGTACCGCAGCAGTACCTAAATCTTTAACTACTTTATTTCTAAAAAACGTTGCCATTTATATTATCATCCAAAAATTAATGCTGTAGTAATTGCTAGTCCCTCTGCTTCAGAAAGCGTAATCCCGCTTCCTGAACTACCTGCTGCCGATACCCACTGCGTACCATCATAGACTTCAACACGACTATCTGTGGTGTTAAAACGCATCATGCCCGTTTCAACTAATGCTCCCCTTTGATCAACTCTACCTCTTGGAAGAACAAATCCGTTAGTACCAGCAATTTTAAAATATCCAGTACCTGTTTGATTAAACGAAGTAATAGTATCTGCTTGCGTGTTAGTAATTGTGTTATTTCGTAAAGCAAAAAACCCAATTACTGTGCTACCGGTACCATTAGGAGCTAGTATTAAATCTCCATCAACGTTGGTAGTAGAAACTGTATTACCCGTGATATTTATATTACCTATATCTAGGTTGCTAGTAGAAAAAGTAGTAGCAGTTAGACTGGCTTTGTTTAATCCATCGATGTAAAAACTAATAGTATTGTCGTTAGCACCGGGTGTTGTTTCTGGTGTAATGTATGTATTTTCATCTAGATCGTAGACACCGTCTAACCTACGCCAGTTAGATCCATCAAATCCTTCATAGTAATTACGGTCAGTGTTATATCTAACCTGTCCCGTTTGGCCAGTTGGTCTTTGACCATCTGTTCCTCTAGGTAATCGAACAGCCTGTGTGCCTTGAAAGTCAACAATACCAGTGCCGTTGGGAGCAATAATTAAATTTGTATCAGTTTGAGTAGTTATTTGATTCTGATTTATAATAATCGACTCAATTTCAACAGCGCCAACACCGTTGGCTCGCAATTCTAAGTTGCTGTTAGATACGTTAGTTGTAATTAAATTACCACTGATAGTAACTGAGCCTAGGGTAAGAGTTGGAGCAGTTATGGAATTAGACGCAACAATATCTGTGGCTGTTACATCGCCAGTTACAGAAAGATTTTGAGCAATTCTAACGTCATTAAATGGAACACTGATAATTCCAGCACCAGTTGCTTGGAATGTTAAATCACTGCCTAGTGTTGTTGTGCTAATTACATTACCTTCTACTCGAATATTGCTAAATTGAGCAGTTCCGGTAATATCCATATTACCTGTAAGATTAAACGCACCAGTTTGATTGACAGTGCCTGTGTGATTAGCTGTGCCAGTGTGTGTTAATGTTCCTGTAATCTGTGTATTATTAAGTTGTACATCTGTGCTTACTACCAGTCCACCGTTGACAACTAAATCTGTGCCATCAATTATCACAGACCCAGCACCGTTAGCACGTAATTCTAAATCTGAATTAGATAATGTTGTGGCAATTCTGTTACCACGAACAACAATATTACCTGTGTCAATTTCGTTTGATTGTAATGATCCAAACGTACCAATAATATTATTGGCATACAGTGTTCCGTTGACAAATAAATCATTTTCAATAAGAACATCGTTTTCGGGAATGTAAACAATTCCTGACCCAGGTGCGTCTAGTACTAGATTATATCCGCTCTTTGACGAAATTTGGTTGCCATTAATCTGTATGTCAGCAATTTCTGAAAGGCCGCTAACGTCTAAGTTACCGTTAAGAATATAATTGCCAGTTTGTGTAGTGTTACCTGTGTGAACAGTATTTCCGTTTTGTGTTAGCGTACCTGTGATTGTGGTTGTTTGTAACTCGGTGTCGCCTTGAACTGTTAGATCATTTTCTACAACAAAGTCTGCGGTAGGAATTAATACTCTACCAGTACCATTGGCACGTAATTCTAAATCCGAATTAGACAGCGTGGTAGTTACAAAATTATTCTGAATACGGATATCGCTGGTTTGAACAATTTCAGTTTCTAATATAGTAAGAGATAAGTTTTCAACAGTCAATGAACCATTAACAGTTAAGTCTTGACCAACTATTACATTGTTGCTAGGTATTGATACAATACCTGAACCGCTGGCAATAAGTTCTAAATTACTATTTGAATCTGTGGTAGAAAGTTGGTTACCGTCAATGCGGATATTTTCAAACTGAGCAAAAGAGCTAACTGTGAGATTTCCAGTTAATATATAATCGCCAGTGTGTGCTACTGAACCAGTATGTGTAAGATCACCATTGTGAAGTATTGTTCCGTTGATTATGGTAGCTGCTAAGGTTGCTGTACCACTAACAAACATGTTTTCGTTGACTACTAAATCGCTGGTAATTTCAACATCACCAGTTCCGTCAGCTCTTAGTTCTAGGTCGCTGTTAGATAATGTTGTAGAAATAACATTGTTTTCAATTAAAATATTACCGTTAGTATAGCGATCTGCGGTAACATCAGTAGTAACGTTTAAAGTATTGGCAGTCAGCGAACCAACAACATCTAAATTGCCAGTTACTTCTAAATCTGTTCCATCAACAACAATAATACCCGTACCATTGGCTCTTAACTCTAAGTCACTGTTGGACTCTGTGGTAGTAATAACATTGTTGTCAATTAAAATATTTTCAAATTGAGCAGCATTGTCTACAGAAAGGTTACCAGTGACTGTTAGATCGCCAGTTTGTGTATAGTTTCCTGTTTGAACAATGTTACCAACTACAGTTAATGTGCCTGTAACGTTGGTAGTTGATAGATTTGTTGTTCCTATAACTTCTAGATCTTCATCAACTTGTAGGTCACTAGAAGAAATATAAATTTTTCCAGTGCCGTTTGATCTAATTTCAAGATCGGAATTAGATAACGTAGTAGCAACGGTATTTCCAGAAATTACAATGTTTTCATTTCTGATAGTCGTAGATGTTACAGTACCAGAATTAGTTATCGTTGTTCCAGTAATTAATCCATCAACTGTTAATGTTTGATTTATTTGTACATCGTTGCTAGGCACATAAATTCTTCCTGTGCCTGCTGCTTCTAGTTGAAGATCTTGATTGCTGTTTTTTGTTCTAATATTATTTTGAACAATTTCAATATTTTCTAAATCTAACGAAGCTGAATAAAAAGATCCACTAACACTTAGGTCACCTGTTTGTATAACATTACCAACAATATCTGCGTTGCCTGTAAGAGTTAACAAGCCAGTTACATTAGTAGTTTGTAAATTTGTAGTACCTAATACAGTAAAAGTTTCGTTAACTTGTAAATCGTTGTCAGGAATTAATACACGGCCAGTGCCCGCTGCTGATAATTCTAGATCGCTGTTAGAATCTAATGTGCTGATTTTGTTATCAAAAATCTCAATGTTATCAGCTGTTAAGCGATTGACAAATATTTGTCTCCAACGTTCTACAGTTGTACCTAAGTTGTAGGTATCTGTTACTTTAGGAATGATATCACTGTCAATGCGAGCTTCAATATTAACAGAGTCTGTGGTTTGGTCACCAATTGTGATATTACCACCAATTGTTACATTGCCAGTAACATCTAAGTCGCCGGTGATATTAACATTGTTTAAGAAATTAACCTCGCCAGTGAATGAATCAATATTCATTACTTGGGTTAGTGTTTCTATAGTATTGTTTGATATGCTGAAATCGCCGGTTTCAATTTTTGTAGCATCGATGTAGGTTTGATTTACACCGTCGTTGAACAACAAACTTCCAGTTACTGCTACGTTAGAATTGCTGAAAACAACTTCACCAGTATCTTGATTAATGTAGAATTGATCACCTACACGGAAATCGCCTTTGTGATCAACTGATGTGTAATAAATTTTAGCACGATTTAATTCAACAACTTCGTTGGCCTGAATAACTGTAGTAGGATCGTTTGTAGATTGACCTCCGTTACCGATGTAGGCTAAATTTTGACCTATTAGGTAGGCAACAACACCATCGCCGTCTCCGTAAATTCCGTAGTTACCGTATACGCAGGCAGATCCAATACTTCTTACTTCCGCACCAAAGTCTGAGTAATCAGCAAAATTAATAACAGAAGCAGCTCCACCTGTAGTTGTATTTCTAATGTCTTGTGTGGTATTACCGTCATCAACAATAATAGTTGAATTATTTGTACCATTAAAATGCAATAGTAATACTGTGGCTAGGTCGCTAGTGAATGCGCTAGTTGGTGCTGTGAATGTTGTTGTATAACGTGCTACACCTTTGCTAATTTTAAAATCGTCAATATGTCCAGTGAAGGAAGTGAGACCAACAAACGACGCACCTAATACTAAAGGTTTTGTAGTTCCGTAATCAGTAGCGTCAGCATAAGTATTAGTCGACACGACCCCATTAATAAAAAATCTAGTAACACCGCTAGCACGGGAGATAGCAAGATGATTCCAAGTATTAAGAGTATGATTATTGCTAGATGTTAATACAAATGCCCCATTTACAAATAATCTTAAATTTCCTCCACTGTTGGACTGAACCATGATCGAATTTTGATTCGATGTTGTTCTGGTATCAACTAATATTTGTGAAAGTGAGGCTGTTTTATAGAACCACCCTTCTATAGTAAAGTCTCCAGTACCAAATCCAAAATCTGGTTGGCTAGAATAGGTGATAAAATCGCCAGTACCGTCTAATACTAAACTTGCTGTGCCAAATTTCTTTATTGCGGTTGATAGTTTTGCGTTGCCGCCGATTGACGCTGTTTTGCCAACTCGGTCGTCAAGTGTTTCAAATCCAATAACTTTACCGTCTATGTTAAAAAAATCACCGTCGATGCTGTCAATAGTCCCTGAAGCAAGGACTGTAGTGCCGTCAGTATCGTAGTAAGACAGAGTGTCTCCTACATTCCATGATCCTGTTCTACTAGTTAACTTTATTCGTGTTTTACCATCACCGGCAAATCCGGCTGATCCGCTGTACAAATACATGCCCTTGTCAGCAAAATATGTAAACGAATTTAACCACTCAACTCTAGCACCGTTTGTGGCATTTAAAGTTTCTGCTGCTGGAGTAATGAATGTCACCGAATGGAATAACATCGCAGCTTCATTACTGCTTGGATCTGCTAGACTACCGTCAACAAAGGCTCCGTGACCAGCATCGCCGGCTAGATAACCTAGCGGATCATTTGGCGGATTAGTGCCCAGTCTAACTGTACTGCCTTTGGTTAATACTGAAATATTTCGAACATACGGACTTCTTGAAGTTACAATAAATCCTGGTTTAAACACAAACGCATGACCAGTATCGTTTATTGCATTGTATTCAAAATCTGCTACAGTTAAATCTTCAACTGTAGTTTCGCCGTTTAGTTGGAAACAGTCTAAAGATCTTGTACCGGCAGTGGGTTTGATTGTAACAGATCGAATGCCAGTGCCCTTAACTGTTACGCCAACAGGAACTTCTAACGGAAATATTTCTTCGTAGACACCAGGATATAGATAAACAGTTGTGCCAGCAGTTGCGATGCTCAATGCGTACTTTAATGTTCTTAATGAATCATTAGGATGCTCGCCTTGATGTGTATCACTGCCGTTTACCGCAGATACATGAAGCATGTTTCCCGGTAGTGCTGATATGTTTACTCCGTCAATGATTAAATTTTGAGAAGTAATTATGTCAGCGTATAAATTTCTAGTCCAAACGTCATTCCAGCGTTTGCCACCTAAACTAGGATCTGAACCAATTTGATATGTTTCGTTAGCGTCAGGAATAAGATTGCTAGCAATTTCAGCGTTGACTGTGATTGTATCAGTATTAGCGTCACCTAATGTGATGTTGCCGTCGGCAGTAATTGCTCCGTCGACTTGTAGACTTCCTGTGACCTGCACAGCAGATTGAATATCTACGATACCAGTACCGCTAGGGCGAATTTCTAAATTAGCATTTGACTCGTTGGTTGCTATGATATTATTGAATATATCAATAGAATCTATAGAAAATTTGCTAGTTCTTAGAGCAGAGCCTTCTGGGAGATTAAAAGTTAAATCGCCGTCGTAGGTAATTGTATTTGGTGAAAAAGTAAAGTCGCCTAGTTGTGCTGTAGTACCAGTGACTTCTAAATTTGTTGTTCTAAGGGTGCCGTTTACTTGGAGTTCGTGACTAGGAGTAGCAGTTTTAATGCCGATTCGCCTGTTGTTAACATCCAGATACAGTAGGTCGGTCTCAAAGGCTAGATCCACACCTTGGCGTAGAAGGTTAGCCTTTAAGAGCGGACCGCTAATTCGACCAAGCTGGCTCATTCGCTCTCCTTATACCCCGTGTTTCACGGTTAACCACCTTACATTGCGGGTTTACCACAGTTTAATATCGTATAGATTTGGTCAACCTATACAGTAATAGTATTTATCGTTTGGGTAGATTAACCTAGAAGGATGGCAAAGATCTCGTTGAGCTCTTGTATTTCTGTTAGTGTGGCGTTACTGGAAGTCCCGGCTAGGGTTGAATATGCTATGCCGTTGAATACTTCTGGAGCACTAAGATCAGTGTTAAATCTGAGGTCTCCAACTTCCGGAGCTAGCGGCCGAGCATCATTATCTCCTGTAGGAAGAACTAGGGCTGTTAAACTGTTAAATTTAACATATCCAGCTGCGGTATTTTGAATAATCATGTTTGCGCTAGGGCTAGTGTTTGTTAAAGTAGTTCCTGTAAACAGAATATCACCCATAACAACATTTAGGGTATCTGGTATGAATTTTGAAATTGTGTTCGAAGTATGCAGGTATAGATCAGTTGACGATGCTCTTTGATAAATGCCTTCAGTGTATGATAAAGAACTAGGATAGTCAATGACAAAAGTCATTGTTGTAACATCCCAAGCTGTGCCTAGAGTATAGTTTCTTATAAATGTGTTTGATCCGTTACTTATAATAGCCCAAAATGCTGTTCCGTCATCGTTAAACGCTTGTCCTTTAGCATAATATCCTGTAGGAAGTGAGAAAGTATATGTGGTTGGCCCAGTCATGCCAACTATTGTCCAAGCTGTCGCACAGGTGTATACCTGAAATGATACTTGACTTACCGCAGTGTTCCGATTTATTTCATAAAATTTTGTTCCGTCAGCATTGAACCAAGGTTGAGATAACGCAATTATTCCGATATTTACTTTATTGATATGGCTAGCCGTTGTTATATCCCAAGGGGTTGATAAACTATATTCAAAAACAAAAACATTAAAATTAAGAAATCCGCCACCATTGCCCATAACCCAAAATTTTGTGCCATCGTATTTAAAATAGGGCCCTATATTGTTTAACGTTCCCATACCGCCAGCGGTTATAGCATTTAGATCTTGAATTGAAAAGGTTGTATGATCTCCAATTGACGAAATATCCCATGGTGTTGATAAGGGATAAGAAACCACATTGCGACTGTTATAAGAAAATGCCACAGTTCCGTCAGGTTTAAAAAATATTCCTCTTAGAGTTCTTGCGGTAGCCGGAGCACTTAACATTTGTCCGGACGAGTCTATACTGTAGACTATATCCCCATTAATGCCGCCCGGTGTTAAATTTATGTCACTGTTGCTGATGCTAGAAATAGTGTTTCCGCTAAACAACAATGAGCCTGCTAGCAACGATTGAAGATTTACTCCAGTGCTGTCAACGGTCATTCTAGATGTATTGTTTACTGTAAAATCTAATACATTGGTATCTAATGCCCTAACCGAAGTAGCACGATTTCTAGAGAATATGCCACCATATGTTATTGGACCAGTATTTGTCCAACCTTCAAATCTATTAATAGAAGTGTTAAATCTTAGCTCACCTGTTGACCCTGTTGACTTGTCTGCTGTAGTTCCTGTAGGTAATTTAACAGCGTTGGTCTTATCAAAATCAACAAATCGTCCTGTATATGGAAGTATTGTTAAATTAGCGTTAGTATCAACTGTAGATAAAATATTGTTGTTGATTTGTGTACGCTCTATTCGAACGCCGCCTGTGCCCGGACCAACTAGATTTAAACTGCTGTTAGAAAGGGTTGTTTCGATAAAGTTATCTTTGATTCGAATATCGCCATCAAATAACTGATCTGTTAAGATTGTGGTTCCTGTAATGTTTCTAACAGTAGTAGTATTAGACACCAATAAATTTTGACCAAATAATACTCCGTCATTTAACACTATTTGGCCGCCTGCTGATCTTAGATCAATGTCGCTGTTTGATTGAGTTGTGGCAATTCTAAAATCAATAAAGGCATAGTCTTCAAATCCCACTTGACCTGATGATATTAAATTACCAGTGAGATTGTATTCACCTGAAATATTACTAGTACCAATATGCTGTTTTGTACCAGTTAATCCTAGGGTTCCTGTAACAGTGGTATTAGTAAATGTTGAATTGCCGGTTAGGCTAAATGTCCCAGTATTGATTTCTAACGTTGGTTCTACAACAACTCTGCCAGTGCCGTGGGCCGCTAGTTCAATATCAACATTTGATACTGTGGCTTCAATAAAGTTATTTTGAAATCTAAGCTGATCAGTTTCGTAGATATCGCTGGACACGTCATTGGGGAATGTGATATTTTGAACAGCAATATACGCATCGTTGACTGTGAGGTCGTTTTCTATTACCACGTTTGCGTTGGGGATCACAATATTTCCAACTCCGCCCGATGCCAGCAATTCTAAATCTGAATCTGAGTCAGTGGTAGTAATAGTATTGCCGCTGATTGTAACATCACCGTTGGTAAATGTATCAAGTAAAACATCACCGATAACAGATAAGTTTCCAGTTTGATTAACTGTGCCTGTTTGATTTAGTTGTCCAATTAGGCCTAGATTTGATACAGATGTATCTAGTAATGTAGTATTGCCGTTAATATTAACATCGTTGGTTATTTCAACATTGTTAGCAGTTCTTACAACTCCAATACCGTTGGCACGCAATTCTAAATCTGCGTTTGATATTGTAGTAGTTATGAAATTTTCTTGTACCAGTACACTATCGACAAAAATTGATAACCCTTGAACCTGTGTATTAACTGTTAAATCATCAGAGTATAAATCACCTTGAATTGTTAGACCGTTGTTAATTAGTAAATTACTGTTGATGTTTACTGTCTTAGATATAGGTGCTGCTAATTCAATGTTGGCATTTGACGACAGTGTATTGTCATCAATTCTTAAATTTTGATACTGAGCATAACTGCCAACAGATAACGATTGAGATATCTCTGTTGTACCGTTAACTATACTGTTGCCGTTAAAAACTCTATTCCCGGTATGATTGACGGTACTTATGTTATAAAGTCCGCCAAATGTTGATGTGCCTAATACATCAATATCAAAATTTATGTTAACATCGGAGTTAGGAATGTTTACAATTCCTTGCGGATCTAAAATTAAGTTTTCATTTAGATTGTTAGATTCTATTACTCCGCTAGTTACTGTCACTCCGGATAATATTAATTGTGCCGAAGTTATTTGATATTCAATATTTGCTAGATTAACCGCAGCAGTATTTTGTACTAAAGTGTTGTAGTCAACATTTACAGTATTATCAAATACAACATTGCCAGTTCCGCCTGCTTGAAGCAACAAGGCATTGTTACCGAGTGTTGTAGTAACGACATTTCCTAGAATAGCAATGTCGTTAAGTGCGAGATAATTAACTCGCAAATCATTAGATATTGCTAGGTCACCAGTTAGTTGAGAATTTCCAGTTAATTCTACTGATCCCAATATTGCTGTAGATTCTAGTGATGTTGATCGAAGTGTTGAAATTCCGTTTACAGTTAGATCTTGATCAACTAACATTTCATCTGAAATAACTTTGCCAGACGCAGCAGCATTAACAATTAAATCTGGGGTAGGCGTTGTAATAACATTGCCTTGAATTAATACGCCGGCATTGAATATGTCAGATATAATGTCATCTACTTGAATATTTGATGATTGAATTGTATTATAAATTAAATCTTGATCAAGTTGAACATCGTTAATTGGTATGTATATATTGCCGGTACCGTTGGCAAGCAAGTCTAAATTAGAATTTGAAGTGACTGTAGATATTACATTACTGTCAACAGATATATCTCCAAAACTTAAACTAGGAATCGCCAACGATAAATTGTTTGATAACTGATAGTTTCCAGTTACATCGATATTTCCTAATATATTTTGATCGCCGGTTTGATTAAAATTGCCTACAATCGTTGTATTTTTTAAGTTTAATACGTTGTTAGCAGTGTATCCCGTGTTAACTTGTAAATTTTCAAATACCACTTTACCTGTGCCAGCAGCATATAATTCTAAATCGCTGTTAGACGATGTGGTGTATAATTTGTTATCGTTAATGACAATGTCACTGATGTTGGCCTGGCCCAACCAAACAGATTTCCATGTTAGTGTAGGAATTCCTAGTCTAGATGTATCAGAAATTTTAGGAATGATATCACTGTCTATTTCGCTGGCAAATGTTACAACATCTATAGCACCAAGATTACCAATGTTGATTGTGCCGTCTATTGATAGGTTGCCTGTTAACTCTAAATTACCCGCAATATTACTAGTTTGTAACGTTTGAGGAGTCACTGCTGACTTGATGTTTAGGTCGCCAGTTGTTGTTGATATTAAATTATCGCGAAAGACTACTTTGCCAGTTTCAATTTTTTCAGCATTTAAAACTGTAATATCAGCACCGGTAGAAAAAACTATTTCATTTATTCCACTTACGCTTTGGCCAATGCCGTTAAATGTAACTAGCCCGGTATCTTGGTCTACAAAAAATGCCTCACCTACTCTAAAGTTTCCTGATTGATCATCACTTTGCCAATATATTCTAGCAGCATTAACTGTAACTGTTTCGTTTTCTTGATTAACTAAAGTTGGATCATTTGATGCTGTTGTGCCCAAGCCGATGTAGGCAAAGTTGTGATTGATCAAATACATCAACACGTCACTACCATCGCCTTCAGCACCAACCTGTCCGTATACGTTAGCTGATCCAATGCTACGGAGTTCTGCTCCGTAGAGTATAGATGATCCGTCTGGACTTAATCTACCCGATTCTCCGTTTGTAGCATATAATCCTTTTGACGCAAAGTATGTAAACGAATTTAACCATTCTACTCGAACTCCGTTGGTCATATACAAACCAATAGAATTTGGCACAATAAAAGTCACTGAATGGAACAGCATACTTGCTGTGATTGATCCAGATGTTCCGCCACCTCCTGGAGGACCGCCACCTTCACCGCCAATGAAGAAGGGACTAATAGTGGGGTTAGTTGCATCGCCGTCAACTAACGCTCCTCGACCCGCTGGCATGGCAGCTGAGCCGGTCGGTGACGAAAAGATTGGGATTCCTGAAGAGGCCACTAATGAAGTAGTAACATATATTCTCCATTGGTCTGTATTAATTGGGTCTTCAATTACATAATCAATAACATAAACAACTCCTGCGATATTGATGCTCCAGCCTGCTCCCACTACTGTAGCAAACCATGGTGGCAATCCAGTCTTAAAATATGCTACCCATGGCTCTCCGATTGAACTGCCAGTAGTGTCAAAGTTGTCGTTTGCAATAATAAATGTTGTTTCAACATCTGGATAAAAGCTAATGGGTTTAAGCTGACCAGCTATATTAAAAGTTGTATCAACAGTCATACGCCATGTGTTTGTGTTTGCTGGTTCTGTCTCAATCGATACAACTGTGTAGAATAAAGGAGGATTAGGATATCGATCAATAACTGCGGTTTGACCTACTAACGAATCTACAAGAGCTTGGCTATAAAATGATTTATCTAACGTCACACTATCGCTTGTATAGCTAAAAAGAGTAGGGCCAGGGCCGGGAGTTATTTGCCCGGGAGTTAGTGTTCCAATAACTTCTTTGGTTATTACTGATACATTTTGAATGTAAGGAGATCTGTCTGATGCGTTATAACCTGGAGCAAATCTAAAAGCATAGCCTTCATTTACTGTTGAGTCATAAAAGAAATCCCTAACAGTTAAGTTTGAAACAGTTGTGCCAGCGTTTAATAAAAAACAGTCTTTAAATTCACTACTTGAATCAGGTTCAATAGTAACTGCTCGAATGCCCTTCCCAATTACAGATACTCCTGCGGGTACTACTAATGGAAATTCTTCTTGGTATACACCCGGATAAATGTTAACCGTGTCACCAGCAGTGGCAAAACTAAGAGCGTGTTTGATTGTTCTAAATCCGCTGAGCTGATGTGTGCCATCATTCCATATTCCACTATCGACGCCTAATGTACTAACATAGTATGAGTTGCCTGGTCTAAGAGCAGCGTTTTCGTTTATATTAGCGATTCCAGATAGATCTTCAGTTACTAGAAATTCACCATTAACAAATTGACTGTGTAATTCGTCCCACTTTTTAGTAGCACTACCAACGTTGAATGTATCACCAACTGTTGGAATTAGATCTCCAATTATTTCTGCGTTGATTACTAGGACGTCGGTGTTACTGTCATCACCAAATGTAACATTGCCTTGAATAGTTAGACTATCACCTCCGTCAATATTTCCTGCGACAATAGCGTCTGAATCTAAAATAACTTTGCCAGTACCGTTAGGATTTAATTCAATATTTTCGTTGCTGATTACGCCCTGGATGTAATTGTCATTAAAGATCAAACTAGGCGTTTCAAGTATATCGGCAAACAGTGTGCCACTGGCATTTATTGTTACATCGCCGTCGTAGTTGGTAATTGTGCCAGTATCGCCGTCAAGATATAAATTTGTTAGTTGAGCATCGTTGTCAACTATGATCAAAGAAGACTGAGTAGTTCCGTCAACTGTTAGTTCGCGAGAAACATTACTGGTGTTTATACCAATACGTTGAGAATTTACTTCTAAAAATAAATTATTGTCGCCTAGTTGATTTTCAAAGACAAGATCAACACCCAACCTTTCTAGGTTGGCTTTAAGCATTGGTCCTGTAATTCTACCTAGATCTGCCAAGATACGCCCCTTATTTGATATTTATCGGAGCGACAGATTGATTATTGATCGTAACCGAAGTAAACAATAACGGGTTTAGTGTCAGGCACTGCTGACAAAAATTTGATATGCCAACCCGGTTTGGCAATTTTAACGGAATATGATCCGCCTGTAGCACCAGTAACTGTGACCGTAGGTGTAGTAGCCCCGGTATACCCGCTGCCTGGATCTGTGATATTAATTTCAGTAATTACTCCAGCACCGTCTGTAGTGCCTAGACCTGTAGTAGTTGTACCAGCTACGTTTGGAGCACTGAATACAACCGGAATAGTCGTGCTGTTTGGTGTTAGGCCTGTACCACCGGTTAGTACTTCAACACCAACTACAATTCCATCTGATTCTTCAAGTGTAAAGTTTGTACCCGAAACTTGAAATACGTTTTCAACAATAACAATCATGTTGTCAACATAGTCTGCTGGATCAAGTCCTTGTTCTAGGCCCGGAACATATGGCAATGGGTCTCCGCTAATTGGAAACCACTTGCTAATATCTTCGTTTGGTTGACTGGTTAAATCCCAAGTACCTAGTCCTAGATTTGCTTTGCGTACTCTAGCAGGTCCTTGTGTTCTTATTGGATACCACTGACCTTCGTAGTACATTTCAAAACCCACAGGTCTTGTCGGATCCCAATAAACCGCAGTGTCGCTGATTTCGTGGCCGCTGTTAGGATCAACGTTATACCGTATCATGCCTTCTGCGGGATAGTACGGTCTAAAAATCTGATCACCAGTTGGTAATTTTATACTACTCTTAGATTCAATGTTAACCTGATTCGTAGGATACTGAACAATAAGAGTTTTATCGTTCGGTGAATACTTAGAAAGATTTTGAGTTTTAAGATATTTCATACTGGCAATACACTTACCGTAGCAACTACTTTACTGTTTTCTGAAGCACGAGCTCTAATACTGTCGCCGGCTCCTAGTACAACTCTTTCAGTATCAAAGAATATAGTTTCCCCTGCGGGAATTTTTAATGATTTAATAATGGCATTTACTAAAGGATCGGCAGCGGCACCTGCTTTAACAAGATACACATCAATGTTGGTGTCGCCACCATCGGCACCTGTTGACACTGCTAGAGTAGAATCGTCAACATCAGTGACATTACAAAATATCATTGTAGTTACAGCACTTTGAGAATTTAAATCTCCTGGATCACCTGGGGCTGTGAAAACTGCTTGTATGTCAACTGTTAATAATTTATTCTCTATCATTTTTAATCCTTAGAAAAGCATACTCATCACAAGTGCTTTTTGTTTACTTATTAATTCGTTTTTAACAGGATAGGCAACAAGATTTGACGGATTGTTTTGCGTCGCAGGATTATTAATCACCCACTGACTCCAACTCAAACTCTGTTTAAGATTATTAAAATACAGCCCCGTGCCTCCCGGTGTTGGTCTCACTATACTGCTGTCGTTTGGATTACCGTATAGTACTGTAGACCCTGTTACATAGTTTAATGCGATTGTTGAAGTTGCTTGTGCTTCAAATTGTAATGCTCTGTTGATTTCAACATTGCCTGTACCCAATGTTGTAAGTTTTAAATTGGTATTTGTAACTACGTTTAAAATTTCATTGTCGGCAAATTCAAAATCTTGTGCTTGAAATCTATCTTCATAAAATGTTGCTGATAACACATCGTCAACGACTATTCTAACCTGGCTTTCTGTCAACGATGGATTTGCACCAGAGCTGAAAGTCACTGCTGGAATATAATCGTACTCACCAAAATACGTCATAGCGATCGAAGTAATAGTTTGATACGCTGTTGAAAATACATCTAGGTCAACAACTGCTACAGCAGTGGCGGTTAATGGGCCACCGCCAAGATCAATGCCTGGTTGGAAACTCACTGTTACTGATTGGTAATCGTTGCCGGCATTAACGATTTCTACTTCTTGTACACCCCAAATTATATTAAATGTTGCGTTGAATCCAAATCCGTCGGTAGTTGTTGCTATATTATTATTTGACGGCGGAATACTAACAAACAATCCGCTGTCAATCAATGAGTATGTTAATATGCTGCCGCTGACGTCAACTGTATCTACTCGGATTCGTGCGTCACGACGAGCTGATCCGCCAACTAGCACTAGTATGTCACCGACAGAGTAATTTGCTCCCGGGTTTGGTAATTCAGTTTGTTGTATTGACATAATAGCATTGCCACTCGCTCCGCCGTCTATGTCCTGTACAATTACGTAGGTGTCATCACGTTTAATTTCGTTGTCAGGTGGTCTGTTTATAATCGCCACATCAACATATTTTTTGTTTGGTATATGGTCGTCTAGAGTTACGTGGAGTTCGTAGTCGCTGGTGCCTTCTACAGTTACTACTCCTTCGCCAGTACCAATCAATATTAAATTTCCGCTATCAGTAAACGAACTAGTTAATATTCTTCTTACTTTTAAATTACTTTCTACATACGATATATTGCCGCCAGCTGTAGCAACGATTTCCCAAGCGTCTGCCAGTTCGTCATACCAAAATGTTGGATACGAATTTCTAGATGAATCACTTCCGAATCCTCTATCAACTCGTATTCCTGAGTAACCTTCAGTAACACCATCACCTGTTTCACCATTGTTTAGGGTGATGATGTTATCTTCAATATCTAAGTTGGCCACGCTTACTACTACATAGTCACCTTCTACTCTTAGATTACCTGTGACTAAGACTTCACCGCTGTCAAGAGTTATCCTGCCATCAGTCTGCGTTTTTATTTTATAATCGCAATTAGTCTGTAAAACTTGTGCCATCTTATTTTCCTAAATTAGATTGCTGTTAAAACAATATAATCGTTAGATGAATCGTTTTCTAGATACCATGTGTAACGATTGCCGCTAAAGTCAGTAGCAACACGTTTGGTAATTTTAGCTAGATTAGTTCTTTGTGCTGCGTTGCCGCCAATGAAACCAAATAAATTCATTTCACCTGCTGCTGCTGGCGTACCAGAAACTAACACTGCTGTTGTGTAGGCTGTGGTTGTTCCAATGTTACCAACTTGAGCAACAACAAAAGTTTTTGCTCCACGCTGTTTGATAATAACACCATCAACTCTTAATGACGCATCGTAGAAATCAATTCTAACACCTGAGTCACTTGCGTATGTACCGATAACATCAGTACCATTTACATCTTTTCTTAATGGACGTCCCATTTGTTTCTCCTTAATTTGACGTTCTAGGTCTACGCTGCGGGTTTACAGCATAAATCATTCTAGATACTTTATTTATCCACGGCTTAGTAATGACATCAGTTCCATTTTTTCAGCTGTAGATATAATTCTATTAATTTCATCTAATTCGTGTTGGGCACGTTCTAGATATTGCTTTTGTTTTGTCTGTCGATAGTGTACACCAGCAATAGCATAATTTTGTATATGTTTTTCAACAGCTTGTTCTATATGATTAACATCGTGTTTAAACATAGAAAACTTTTTACGCCATTCAGAAAATTGTCGCCTTAGTTGAGGAAAGTCTTTGTCGGATGTAACTACCATAGTGATATTTAAGTCAAACAAAAAGGCCCCGAAGGGCCTTTTTGATATTCAACAAATCAAAGATTTGATTAGCTAAATCTAACGTTTCCGTTAGTAATATCAACTTTACCTAGGTAGTCAGCTGCGTTACCTAGAGAAGAAGCTGTGTTTGTTAACTCAACATAACCATAACGTGTCATGAATGATACGACTGGTTCGAATGTTGCTGGATCTAACACAACACCACTGCTCATCAATGGAATGTATGGGCAATAGAATGCTGCTGCGTCAGACTCAGAAGAGCCTTTGTAACCGATCAATACTGCTGTGCTGTCTGTTGCGTATGAGTCAACATACACTTTCATAGCACTGTTCAATGTACCAACAAACTTGGTGTTTGTAGGTGCTTCGAATGTGCCTTCTGTTGTTCTTGCGAACGCAGAAGTTGTAGCACTTTGAAGAATTGTTAGCGCAAATGGGCTAACAACAGCAAAGTTACCAGCACCACGACGTGTACGCTGAGCGATCAAGTTAGCAACACGGTTGATTTGAACAGCTAAAGCAGCATGTTCGTCACCAACGAATGTAGCAGTACCAGATACGGCAGCTTGGTCGTATGTCTGAGTAGCAGTACCAGCTAGAGTACGTAAAGAAGCTAGAACTTCTTGGTCGATTTCAGCTGTAATTTCTTGTGCTAGAGCAGCCATGATTTCTGCTTCGATGTCAATACCCTGTTGGGCTTGTGCATCTTGAGCAGCTTCAAATGTCCAGCGAGCAGACAATTTACGTGTCTTAGCTTCAACTGTTTGTTTCAAAATTTGGATGCTCATCTTACGACCAGCAACGCCTTCTAAAGCAGCAGTAGAAACAGGTTTACCAGCAGGATCAGTACCGCCACCTGAGTAGCTAGTAGCGATTTTGAATGGGCTTAGAGCCTCTTCACCAGCAGTAACGTTGTCGTTAGTTTCTGAATAACGAACACGTAGTGTGTGGATTTGACCAACTGGGCCAGTCATTGGTTGTACACCAACTAATTCGTTAGCAATAACGGTTGGCATTACACGTCTGATCACTGGAAGGATCACACGA